CCCCCGAACGCGGCTTTCTTGAGCGTGTCGAAGATGTCGGCCATGGGCTACTGCGCGACTTGGCCGCCCGTGGGAGCCCCCGGCGCCTGATTGACCACCATGACCTTCTTGGTGGCCTGCGCGTCTGCCGCCATCTGCGACTTGAGGGCGTCGATCGAGTCTTTGACCGCCGCCATGTTGGCTTTCAGCGCTTCGAGCTCCGTCTTCCCGCCCACCTTCGCGCCGCTCTCCTGGCCTGCTGCGAGCTCCTGCGCTGCCCCCAGTTCGGCGTTGGTCGCATCGCCAAAGGGATTGACGTAGTCCAACAGCCCCACGCCCTTCTCGGCGAGCTTCACCTGCTTCGAGCCGGCGGCGTAGGTCTCCTCCATCTTCTTGAGGGCCTCTTCCTTGGACACCCGGCCGGCGGCGACGTCGCGCGCAAGCTGCGACGTGGCTTCCGCTGACACCTGTGTCCCGACACCCTTGCTCTGTCCCTCCGCGGCCTCGTCAAAGGTCTTCTTCAGGTACAGATAGGCAGTCACGGCCGCGACGGTGAGGGCGGCGACCTTGAGCTGACTCCCGGTGAGCCCGCTCCCGATGGCCTTTCCAAGCGCCTCCCCGATGGCCTGCTTCGCGACCGCGGCAGCGATGCTCCCGCCGATGACCGCGGCGACGGTGCCCCACGGGTGTTCGGCCGCCGCCACCATGAGGCTCGTGAGGGCGTCGGCCGCCTTGAGCGCGGGTCCCTCCAGCTTCTCCAGGGCCGGGAGCATCTTCTCCATCATGCCCTCGACGATCGTGTCGAACTTGTTCTGGAACTCGGCCGCCTTCGCCTCGCGGCTCCCGCCGGAGAGCTCGAACCGTTTCTGGACATCGTCCGAGCTCATCGTCTGCGCGAACTTGGAGAACTCCGCCTCGACGGCCTTGATCCCGGCCTCGCCCCCGCCGGCGGCGTTGTACTTCTGCGCAAAGCCCGTGATGACGCGACGACTGCCCTCGTTCTGGAAGTACTTCGACAGGTCGGCGAGGTTGCCCCCGCTGTGCCGGAGGTAGTCCGTGATGATCTTCTCGGGGGAGCGGAGCGTCGTCTTCGTGTCGTCCGTGAAGAGCTGGATCTTCGCGGCATCGAATCGCTTCAGCGCCTCGCCCTTCGTGAGGTCGTTCGAGAACGCCTGCGCGGCGTTCGTGGCCTCGCGCGGGCCCGCGGCGCCGCCGGACATGGCGATCTGCGCGAGCGACGACAGGATGCCGATGTTCTGCGCGCGACTCCCCTCGAACTTGAACGCGCCGGCCGTGATGCGGCCCATGTACCGCGCGAAGTCCTTGACCTCGACGGCGCCCTTCGCCGACTGCGTGGCGACGAGGGTCATGACCTCGAGGAGTCGATCGGCCTTGTCCGGGCCGTCCTCCAGGGTCTTGTTGACGTCGCCGGCCGCGGAGACGAGCTCGTTCACGTCGGTGCCCGTCGCGCGCGCGATGCGCCCGAGGTCGCCAAGCACCTTCTTGCCAGTCTCTAGGTCGGAGGACTTCGAGACGAAGTCTTCGAGACCTTTCGCGAGCGAGCCGAAGTCCTGCTTCGAGGCGACACCGGCGGCGCGGATGGTGGCAATCGTCGACTGGACGTCTGCTTCGGTGGCGTTCTGGTCGAGCGCGCCCTTGCCGGAGATCGTGGCGCGACGAGCGACGGTGTCGAGCTCCATGCCGCGGCGCACGGCAGAGCCCACGTCGAAGCTCACGCCGAGGCCACCGACCACTTCGCCCGCGACGCGCGCAGCCGCCCCCGCCGCCTTGCGCATGAATCCCATGGCGTCGCTGGCGATCTTCTCGTTGCGCTTCGCCCGCTCTTGGTCGGTCTTCTCGTTCCGATCCCGCTCTTCGCGAGAGTAACGCTCTTTGATGCGCCCCTTTGTCGCCTCCGTCTTCGCGACGTCTCGGAGAATCGCGTCGTTCTCCTTCTCCCGGATGCGATCGAGCTCCGCGGCGGCCTTCTTGGCCTCGTCGACGCGAGCCTTCCCCTCCTTCGCGGCGGCGTCCTTCGCTCCCTTGCTGGGCTGCGAGAGGATGTCGTCGACCTTCTTCTTCGCGGCCATCATCTGGCTCACGAAGTCGTTCACCGCCGCCGACACGCTCCCTCGCGCGAGCAGCGCAGAGACGGTGATGCGGTAGTCGCGTTCGGTGGCCATCAGGGGGCGCCGCGGGGGCCGTGCGTGCGGATGTCGACGACGTGCGAGAGCAGGCGACGGAGCTGCTGGGCGGCCTGGCCCGCGACGGCGTTCCCGCTCTTCGCGGCCGAGTCGAGGCCCTCGAAGAACGACCCGTCCACAAGCCGCACGCCGAGCTTCTTCGCGTCCTCGGCGGAGATCTCGGGCCACACCTCCGAGAGGCGAAGCTCCAGGGCCTCGTACTCGTCCCAGAGGCGCGCCAGGCCCGTGTCCGTGAACCGCGCGCTCACCACGGCGGAGTCGCCGGGTTCGTGCGGCTCCTTCTCGCAGAGCATCAGGGTGCCGTCCTGCGTCGCCCACAGGGGCGCGTTGGCGTCCCTCGGGCTCGTGAGGACGTGGCCGAGGAGGTAGTGGATCCAGCACACGTCGTACGTGGCCTTCCACCGCGGGTCTTCGGGGTGCCTCCCCGGCAGGAGGAGGTCGGCGCGGGCGGTCGCCTCGACGCCGACGAGCAGGCGCTCCTCGGCGCTCGCGACGCGAAGGCCGATCTGGAGCGGGCCAGTGGGCCGGTCCTTCCAGCGCGCGGAGAAACTCTTGGGTCCGAGGGTGAGCTTCCAGGGCGGCTCGGTGGCGAGCACGAGGGCGTCGGCCTTCATGGGATGACCTTCGCCTTCCTCAGCTCGGCGCAGAACTCGAGGAACTCGCGGCCGCGTCCGGACTCCCGGATCCAAAGTCGGATCGCGTGAGGGGTGGCGAGCAGAGCAGGCGTACCGACTCCACTGCAAAATTCACCAGCATGCCGCGCGGCAAATCGACGAAAGGGAGGGCGGGGTCTCCGCCCTTCTCCCTCTCCGCGTTCGAGTCGAAGACGAGTGCCAAGTAGTCCTCGGGGCGCTGTCCTCGCTGCGGGTTCGGGCTCTTTTCCTTCTGGAAGGCGCGCTGCTCGAAGAACAGGACCGCGCAGCGGCCGTCGTCGAGGAACCGGCCGATCTGCTCGACCGTGCGGAAGTACGGCTCGAAGCGGTCCTTCACCTCGTTGTCCACGCACGCGAGGAGCAGCGTGTGGAGCATGAGCCCGCGCTCGTACTGCGAATTGCCGGGTTTCGGGTCCCGGACCTTGCGCGCGATCGCGTACTCGACGGCCGCCTCCTCGAGCGCGGCGTCGTCGTCGGTCATGAGCAGACGGAAGTCGCAGCGGATCTCCGTCTGCCCGTCGATCGCCAGGATCTTGACCGGGCGCCGGGTCTGCACGGTCGCCTGGAGCGCCGGCAGGATGTCCTCGAACTTCGCCATCAGCCGCTGATCACGCGCACGGAGCCCGAGAACTTGTGGCTGCCGTCGGTCTGGCCCTTCGCGACATCACTCTTGATCGTCGCCGCGTCGAAGGTGCCTGTCACCTCGATCATCTCGCCGTCGTATTGCCCGGTGATCGAGCACCACGTCTGCGCGATCGCCGCCTTCGTGGTGGAAAAGCGCGAGCCGCCGACGGACAGGATCGTCTCGTAGGACACCTCGGCCGTCGCCTTGCCCTTGCTCTTCACGATGTCGTCGGCGGTGACGATGAGCTGGCCATTCGACTTCACGTCGAATGTGACGGTGGTCATTTCGGCGACCTTGCGGCCATTGACCTTCACGATCGCAGATGCGGTTTGCCCCATGGCGGTCTCCTCAGATCACTGCGGGACGAACTTCGTCTGCGCGATCGTGCCTTCGAGTTGATGGGTGAGCGGCGTCACGATGACGGGCGTGTACTGCACGAACCGAGGGGTGCTCGCCGTGGGATGCATGTTGACGACGGTGGGGTTCGCGTCGACGTCGGTGACCCAGTTCCGGCGCTCGCGCTCTTTCATGTAGAGCGTGACCTGTTGCTGCCAGTCCTTCGGGTAGGTCGTGCCCGCGGGGACATCCGCCTCGTTGCCGGGGTCGGGGTCGTTGCGCAGGTAGTGGTGGGCCGTCGTGTCCTCGCTGTCCGTGTACGACTGCCAGAGCGCGCCGATCTCCTCGTTGATCACGTCCGGCGTGCGGGCCTGCCCCACGTCGATCGTGCCGTCGTCGGCCGCGCCGGTGCTCGTGAGCGACCGCGTGGTGATGGCGCGGGCGACGTACGCCACGCCGCTCGCCGTCGGGATCGGGGTGAGCCCCACGTCGAGCGCGGCGACCTGGCGCGAGCGGTTCATCCGCTTCGACGCGGCCTCCTGCGCGCGGAAGGGCGTCGCGATCCCGTCGTACTTCTGGTTGGGGTTCGACTGCTCGCGCGTGTGCCGGAGCGCGGCCATCCACGCTGCCATCTCCTCCGCGGGCGTCTCGCCCTCCTCCATGTCGAGCATCTGGAAGCGCACGTTGTCGAGCGTGGTCTGCGCGAGGGACGTGGAGCTCGCGAAGGCCTTCGTGCTCGCGACCACGACGTTGCCGAAGAGGCGCACGGTGCCCCCGCACTTCGCGTCGATCGCGGTCTCCATGCGCCCGAGGTTCGTCGCGTCGATCACGCTGCACGCGATCGTCCAGTACGGCTCGACCGCGAGGGTGGTGAGGAGGTTCGCCAGGCTTTCGGTGGCCGCGCCGCCGGCGAACCGCACGCCGCCGCTCGCGACGCTGGCACCCGCGCCGACGCCGCCCGCGTGGGAGGTGTTGTCGAAGCCCATCTCGTCATCGGCGGTGGAGCTGGACTTCACCTGCACGGTGCCGCCCGAGCCGGTCGTGGCGCTCGTGAAGCGCAGCGCGCCGCCGTCGTCCTCGACGGTGCCGTTCGTGATCCCGGAGTAGATCGACACCCACTCGGCCGCGGTGACGCCGGTGCCGTTCGCGTTCGCGACGTTGTTCGGGCCAGCGTTCGTGAAGGCGCCCGCGGAGAGTCCGAGGGAGGTGAGCACGTCCGCACTGCTCGCGTCGACCGAACCGGCGGCGTCGGAGCCCTGGAGGACGGTGGTGATGCGCGTCTGGCCGCCGCTGTTCGTGACGACGCCGAAGCCGAGGATCGCGGCCTGGATCGCGGCGTGGAAGAGCGCCTGCGTGTTCTCGGTCCCCGCGAAGACGACCTGTTTCGGGGTCGAGACGCCCGTTGTCGGGTCGGGGAGATGCAGGTTCAGGACGTGGAGCGCGGTGACGGCGCCGTACGTTGCGCCCGAGCCGGTGATGATGGCGGGGGTGCACTCGATCGCTTCCGTCTGATCGCCGCCCGCGTTGAAGGCGACCACGAGGTTGTCCCCGTTCGCGAGGATCCACGGCCCGGGGTCGCTCACCACGGTGCCGCCGACGTCGCCGCCGAGCGAGACCGTCATGCCCGAGGGCTTGAAGGTGTCGTCCTTCCAGAGGATCGCGTCGTTGCCGCGCGGCCCGTCGCTCTTCCACGTCAGATCGATCTCCCCCGCGTCGTTCGTGGCGGTGACGGGGCATTCGGGCGTGCTGTCGACGACGTCCACGAAGGCGTCGCCGAACGTCGTGGGGGTGTCCCCCGCGAGCGCGAACAGCTCGATCGGGCAGTCGCCGATCCGGAACCGGATGGGCCCGGCGGACGCCACGCTCCACGAGCCGCCGATGGTGATCTTCGCCGTTGCCGCGGCGCCGCCGGTCTGCGTGAACGTGGCGATCTCGATCTTGGCGGTCGGGAAGTGCCGGCGGACCATCCGGACCATCCGCCAGAGCTCGTTGCCCGTCCCGCCGGTGAGGGTCGTCTCGTCCCCGTCGTTGATGACCGGCTTCGTCTCGGTGTCGGGCACGAGGGTGCCGCCGCCGGCGTCCACCGCGCCGATCAGGAGCAGCGTGCGGATCTGGCCGCTGCCGCCGCTCCCGACGCCGAAGCGCGTTTGCAGGTAGCTGCCAGGCAGCTTGTCGGTGGGCGAAAGGTCGAAGACCTGCCCGATCGGATTGCCAGCCATCTCAGGTCACCTCGGGGGCGCTCGCGCCCTGTTCGATCGGCGCGTCCCACGGACGCAGGAGGGGGAGCTCGTCGGCCTTCGGGGCCGGCGCCTCGCGCTTCGCCTCGGGGCCCACCGCGCCCGGCCACAGGCTGACGGGCGGGTCCTCGCCGTGGCTCGCGCGCCAGGCGGCGATGGCCTTGCGCCGGGCCTGGTTCAGGGCCGCGACGGGGTCGGCGAACCAGATGCGGCAGGCACGGGCGGTCTCCCTGTCGTCGGCGAGGAGCGCGCCCGCGCGCACCTGTTCCACGTGGTAGGGCGTCAGGGGGATCTCGACCGCTCCCTGCACGTACGCGATCGCGGTCGCGCGTCGCTGATACAGGTGCTCGCGCTTCTTGTTCTCGGGCTCGTCGATGACCGTTTTCCGCACGGTCGCCCCGACGAACTCGATCGCGCCCGGTCGGCCCACCGCGGGGTCGACTCGCACGATGCCCGCGGGCATGCCTTGGGCGTCCAGCGCGAAGTACGGATTCGGCCGCACGCGCAGAGTGGGAGTCTTTTTCATAGGCTGAATGCGTTGAAGGGGTCGTTGTTGCCTTGGAGGAAGGAGGCATCGAGCCCAGCCGCGTCGGCCGGGTCGGAGAGCGCTTCGGCGTGTTCCGCGAGGTCGATCGCGATCTCCTCGATCACGTCGACCGTCGCCTCGACAGCCACGTGCGCGATGGGCTCGGCGTTCGGTTGCTGCACCCGGAGGGGCGCCATGCTCACGCCTCGGAGCTCGAGCTTCACGACGCCGGCCGCGCGCTGGACCAGGCTCCCGAGCTTCACGTCCGGGCTGTCGTAGAAGCCGATCGTGAACTGGCCTGTCGCGAGGAGCTGGGCCGGGAGGACGATCTGCGTGACCTCGGTGAAGCTCCAGAGGCCCACGAGGGTCTCGCCGCCGTTTGTGGCGGTCAGATAGAGCTTGTCCGTGTGCGTCGCGCGGCTGTCGAGCTTGCCGGTGACGAGGATCGGATCGGTCGTGTTGTAGGCGGCTGCCGCGACAGCCGTGAGGATCTGGAGGGGACGGCCGGGCTTCAGCGCCGACGCTGCCAGGGTGCCGTCGAAGCTCGTGAGGGTGGCGACGCTTGTGCTCGTCGTCACTGTGTCGGCGAGAAGGCCTGTCGGGGCCGCAAGGTCGGAGTCGAGCACCCACGCGCGGTGCCGGCCGAAGCGGATGTTCCGGTCGAGGCTCGCGGCGACCGCGTTGGCGAAGGTGTCACGCTCGCGCCGCTGGGGGTCGGCCTCGGCGCGCGGCGGGAGCCAGGCGATCTGGATCGGCCAGACGCGGCGGTATTGGTCCGCAGCGAAACGCTTGTAGTCGGCCTTGGGGGCGCGGAAGACGAACAGGCCCGGGAGCTCCGCGGGCTCGAAGTATCCGAGGCGCGGGTCCTGGTACCACACGCGGCGCACGACCCCTGTCCCGAGGCGGGTGCCGTCCACCGCGCCAGGCTGCGCTGGGCGCCCGGGGTCGAGCGCCTCCCACGCCGCGCCGCAGTCCGCCTGAAGGGCTGTGGCCGCGAAGCTGCCGATCTGCACGAGGGCGGGGTCGCCGGGGGCCAGCGTCCGCTCGTGGGGCGGGTGGACCACCGGCGCCGCGACAGGCAGCGTGAGGGTGCCGACGGCGTCGCTCATGTGCTAGATCGGTGTCTGTCGCGCGGGTCGTTTTGGTCAGCCCGTAGTCGAAGGCCTCGGAGAGATCCGGGGCTTTCGGCTTTCAGCCCAGCGCCGCGTCGATCGCGGCTTCCACGCCGTTCATGAGCTCTTCGCCGGCAGCGTCGGCCGCGGCGTCGAGGAAGGGGTCCGGCTTCGTGCCGGGGTGGTGAACGGACCGGCGGAACATCACCTGTCCACCGATCGAGAAGCGCAGCATCCCGGGCCGGGAGCTGCTCTTCTGGAAGCGTCCCGAGGCGTCGCGCCCTCCGCTCACCTTGCGGTCGCCCGCGGTGATCTCGTGCGGCGCCGTGCCGTCGTTGAGCCGGACGGCGTTTGCGCCCGAGGTGATTTCCCCCGTCGCGCCCTTCGCGGTGTCGTCCACCGAAGGCTCGATGGATTCCCGCGTCGCGTAGGTCCGGTCCTGCCAGCGGTGCTCGCTGCGGGCCTTCTGCGTGGCGACCGTCACCGTGTGAGTCACGGCACGCTGGAGCCCGCCCACGAGCGCGCGGTCGAAGGCCTCCGCGTCGGGGATGGCTTGGGAGATGTCTTTCACGCGAAGTCCCCGAGCGACGCCGTGAACGACTCCGGCGGACAGGAGGTGTCCACACCGATCGTCCCGACGGCGCCGCCCACGTTCTTGGCCGGGTCCGGCGGCTTCTCGCCGACGCCCGCCATCGCCTTGCGGAGCTTCTCCAGGTCCTTGTCCGCCTCGCGCCGGAGCGCGACGTAGTCGACCTGCATCGTGTTCGGCCGGAGCTTGCCGGCCTCCGCGAGTGCGAAGTCGCGCGCGATGCGCGCCACGTCCCCGAGGTACTTCAGCGGGAAGGGGACGTCGTAGTTGCCGTTGGGCGTGCCGAGCGCGCCGTCGATCTTGGTCGAGGCGCCGACCACGACCTCGTCGATCGCGCCGACGTCGATGGGCCTCCTCGCCTGCGAGCGGTCCGCAAACGCTTCTTGCCACGTCTCGATCGGGACGACGACGCGCAGGTCGGCCACCTTCTCCGCCAGCCCGAGGCCGATGGCGACGGTGCCGGCGGTGCCCGTGCCCGCGGGGAAGACGATCGAGAGGTCGGTCCCCTCGAAGGCCTTCCGCGAGCTCACGGCGCCCCGCACGCGGGCCCCGGTGGAGCCCGTGCGCAGAAGCACGCGCTCGGTCACGGTGGCGCCGCCGACGGTGCCCGTGACGTCGGCATAGGCCGGAGCGTGCGCCGGGGTGGCGCCGTCCACGAGGAACGCGATCCGTCGCGGGAGCGCGTCCATCGCAGCGACCACGCCCGCGTCGAACGTGTCGACCGTGCGGGTACTGGCTTGCGTCGCCGTGGCCACCTCGAGCGCCTCGGGCTCGCGCCCATCCCAGGCGTAGCCCGGGGAGAAATCGGCGTAGAGGATGCGCATGCGGGACCGTCAGAGCCGGTCGAAGTGATCGGAGAACTTCGCGAGGTCGGCGGTGCGGAACCACCCTTCGGTGCCATGCTCCGCGCCCCGCTTCGGCGTGCGCGTCTTGCGATCGAGGTACACGGCGTCGAGCTTGCCGCGCCCCGTCCATCGCGCGAGCTTCGCGTCGCCGGGGCCGCCGAGGACGCGATCGGTCGCGCCCTGGACGACGTCGTCGACGAGCCCGCGGAGGGCCTCGGGCAGGTGCGCCTTCAGCTTGTCGGCCGCCGCTCCGATCTCCGAGGTGCTCACCGAAGGGCCCTTCGGGGGCAGCGTCGGGCGAAACTCGCGGTCGAACTCCGGGTCCGCGGCGATCTGCGGGTAGTCCGCGGCGAGGTGCTGCCAGGTGCCTTTCGCGAGGTCGATGCGCTCGGGCCTCACGAGCCATTCGCGCCCGATCTCGTCCAGCTTGAGGCGCACCCAGCGATCGTCGGCGCCGATGACCTTGCCCGTGACCGCCTCGCCGGTCTCGAACATCTCGCAGTAGAGCTCCATGCCGACGGCCGGCGCAGCGGGGCGCTGCGCCGCGATGTCCGCGGCGATCTTCGTGATGTCGTTTCTGTCGTTCTTTCCCATGATCTCCCTCAGATCTCCGATCCCCCCTGAAAACTTCCCCCCCGTGCGCCTCAGCTCGAGAGCGCGTTCGTGAGCAGCGCGCCGGCCTTGGGCGCGACCGACGCCACCGTCTCGAGGTAGGTCTCGCGGATGTGGTAGACGCCGCGAAAGCCATCCTGCGGGATGAAGAGGGTCTCGTTCTGGATCGCGCCCTTGCGGAAGCGCTTCGAGTGCGAATACGAGCGGACGCCGCCGCCGGGGTTCTGGCAGACGATGGCGATCGAGTCGTTCCAGATGCGGGTGTAGCTCGCGGTCTGGCCGCTGTTCGCGGAGTCCTTCCACGCCTCGCCCACGAGCAGCTCGTCCACGTTGTAGTAGGCGGCGAGCATCTGGCGCGTCGCGAACCCGGCGGTCGTGTACTTGAACAGGTCGCGCACCGCGGGATGCCGCGAGAGCACGGTGAAGGTCTCGATCGACATCACCATGATCTTCTTCACGGCGCCGCGCGCGCGGAAGACGCTGTTCACCTTCGTCTGGATCTGCTTGTTCGGGTCGCCGCCGCCGACGGAGTCGTACTCCTCGCCCGCGCTGATCGCCGTCACGTTCGCGGAGGCGTAGTTGGAGGAAGACACGTAGAACGCGGCGTCCGCGACCTCGCGGTTCCACGCGTTGCCCTCCATCACGAGGAGGAGCTCGTCGACGAGCGGGTCGAGCGGCACGTCCGCGTTCGCCATCTCGCGGGGCGTCACCTTGCCGATCAGACCGAGCGGCTCGCACTTGTAGTTGTGGTCGGTGACGTTGATGTTCTGGTTGACCTCCGCGAGCTCGCCTCGGGAGCCGGCCTTGTTCGTCGGGAACGCGAGGTTCGCGCGCTCGTCGTAGTAGGCGAACAGGTTCGACTCCTTGTCGACGGAGAACGCCGGCGCGATCTGCTCGCCGATGTAGTCGGGGTTCGAGAACCGCACGCTCATGTTGGTCATGAGCGTGTCGACGTGGACGGCGCCGGGACCGAGGTCGCGGACCTGCGTGTTGTTGGTCACGTACGCCTGGAGGTCGCGGTCGCGCGCGTACAGCATCGCCACGTCGTCGGCGTCGAGCCGGTCGGCGCGGATCGCCTGGGCGATCAGGAACCGCGTCTCCTTCAGGACCGCGTCGCGGTTCTTCGGGTCCCGGATGTAGCTCCGGGCGGCCGGGAGCCACTGCTCCCACTGCTTGGCTTTCGTGGTCTTCTGGTCCTCGCGGATGTACGCGTGGACCTCGCTCTTCAGCACAGGATCGATGCGGGGCATGGAAGTGTCCCTTCGGGCTTGCGGCCCGTGAAGTCGTTGGGGGTGGGGCCTCGCGCGAAGGGGCGTCGAGGCGGTGGAATCAGGCCTTGACGGTCGCGAGGTTCACGCCGCCGACGAGCAAACCGACCTCGTCGCCGTCGGTGCCCGAGTTCATGAAGCGCCCGGCGATGTGCTGCACCGTGGTGCCGCCGCCGGGGTCGGTCGCGTCCTGGTACTGGTTCGCGGTGGCGCTCATCACGGCATAGGCGCCGCGCGTGGCGGTGCCGCTCGCGACGACCTTGACCTTGAGGATCGCGTTGCCGTCCATGACGACCTCGACGCTCTTGCCGTTCTGTTGCCAGACGTAGCCGAACGAGAGCTTGTCCGCGCCGGTGACCGCCGCGAGGAGCTGGTCATCCGACCCGAACTTCACGCGATCGCCCTTGGCGAAGGTGGGCATCGACGAGTGCTGAAAGGGGACGATGAGCGCGCCGCGCGGAAGGATCTCGCGGACGCGGGGGATGGCAGTCGATGACATGGGGATCTCCGGGAGGGGCCGCGGGGCGGCGGTGAGTGAGGGTCAGGAGGGGAGGGGCGCCGAGCCGGACTGCTTGGCGAGAATCTCGTCGATCTGGACGGCGATGCTCCGCGACTCGGTCGTGTGACCGGCGCCGCTCTGCTGCTTCTGGTCGGGGCCCGTGACCGGCCCGCCGAGCAGGCCGATGTCGGGGCGCGCGTCGATCTCCGCGAGGCGAGCGGCCCACGCCTTCTCGCCGAGGGTGGAGCCGGCCTTGTCGGGGTCGGGGGTGCTGTCCGCGAGGAGCAGGCCCGCGATCCGAACCTCGGAGGCCTTCTCGGTCGGGAAGATCTTCTTGCCGCTCCGCTCCTCGATGGCGGCCGCGATGCGCTCGGCCTGGTGCTTCTTCGCCGCCTGGAGCGCGGCCGTCAGCTCGGGCTCCATCGCCGCGAGGCGCTGCTTCGCGCCGTCCAGCTCGGTCTTGGCGAGGTCGAGCGCGCGGATGGTCTCCGCGACCTTGCTCTCGGCGGTGGTGGCGCGCGCGGTGAGGTCGGCGATCGCCTTCTCGTCGGGCATCGGAAGATGCGCGACTTCGACCATCATGTCCTCCTTGCAGTTCGGGCAGGAGGCTTTGCGGGAAGCGGCCTTGTCGGCGCGGATGGCGCGCCCGTCGATCGTGAGGGTGTTCATGGTCTGGTCCTTGGGGGCGCCGGGCTTCACGGGCGCCGTTGCGCGTTGCTGAGGAGGGTCCGGCGGGGCGGGAGGGGTCTTCGCGGCGCGGGCGCGGATGCGCACGGCGTCGAGCGCTTTTTTCGAGAGCGCGTTCTCGTTCGAGCCGACAGGGATGGCCGAGATCTCGACGAGCTGGTTGCCCGAGAGGTAGAGGATCTCCTCGCCGTCGACGTCCCTCAGCTCGAACTTGTTCGGGTAGAACCCGATCGAGAACATCCGGCATTCGCCGCGCGCGTACGCCTCGGCGATGTCGCGCTGGAAGTCCGTGCGCATGAAGAAGACGGCGACCGCCGTCATCTCGCGCCCGTTCTTTCCCTTGCTGATCTTGAGGCTCTCGCACCGGCCGATCGGCAGATGGTCCTTGTCGCGGTTGTGCGCCCAGAGGAGAACGGGGTTCTTCTCGTAGCGATCGAGGTCGTGGTCGCAGACCACCACCGTTCGGTGGGAGTCGATCGACTCGTCGGTCGCTACGAACTCGACGACGACGACGGGGAGGTCTTCGCCCGTCGGAGCCTTTCGAGTGTCGCGGCGCACTGCGCGCACGTCGATCGACGGCAGGTACAGAGGCGCCGATTCCGCATCTCCGCCACGTCGACCCGGTTCGGATCGGTCGACGCCGTCTTCTCCTGTTGGACGCGCTTGTCCTGCATCGCGAGTCTCCGGCGAGCCGTTCGGGCCCGCGCCGATGAAGCCGAGCGCGAGGGCTCGGTCGAAGTTGGTGTCGTTCATGCGAGGTGCTTGCCGATCTTCCAGCCGAGTTTTTCGAGGGACTCGATCGCGTCCTGAAGCGCGTTGGCGTCCGCAGCGAGGCGCACGCCCTCCATCGCCTGAAGCGCCTCGTTGAGCTGCTCGATGTACGCGGCGAGCAGGGGCGCGAGCGCCGCGCAGAGGCCGAGGCCGTCCTGGTTGGCGGGGAGCGCAACAGCCGACTTGCTGGCGAGCACGGAGAGGCCGCTGGCGGCGCCGCCGAGGGTCACCGCGCGCTCGGCGAGGCGGTCCACGATGCCGTGCGTCGCGTCGTAGAGCTCCCCGAACAGCTCGTGGAGCGGGCCGAAGGAGGGGCCCTTGACGTTCCAGTGCGCGTCCTGCGCCGCGAGGTACAGGACCACGCCGTTCGCGACGAGCGCCCGGAGCTTCTCGGCGGCTTGCGCGCGAACGCTCTCCGGCGCGGGGGTGGGACTGGTGAAGCTCACGCTGCCGCCTTGAGCGCACGGATCGCCGCTTCGAGGCGGTCGATGTCCGCCGCCGAGCACGCGCCGAGGGTGAGCGATTCTGGGACGAACACGAACCGCACGCCCACAGCCTTCAGCGCCTTCGCTGTGCCTTCGAGGTCTTCTTTGGTTGCGCGGGAGGCGTACTGCACGATCAGGATGTCGCCTGGCTTCGCGCTGCCGAGGGTTTGGAGGGTGTCGCTCATGCGGCTCTTCGCATCCCCGCGGCGACAAGCACGCGGTCCAGGTGGTAGTTCCGGAGCGCGGCGCGCATCGCCTTCTCGCTCACGTCCGGCTCGCTGTCGTTTGCCAGCTCTTCGGGCTCGGCGTCCTGCGGCTCGGCCTTGACCGCTTGGGGTGCCGTCCACAGCGTGCCTCCGAGAACCTCTTCGCCTTCGTCGGGCTCCGGGGCGCCGAGGAGCGATCGCACCCAGGGCTCCGAAATGCCCTTGAGCCCCGCCTTTTCGACAAGGACGGCGATCGCGTTCGCGACAGCGGTGATGTCGCTCCCGAGCTCAGTGACGAACACGAAGCGCGGACAGGGGACGTTGCCCCAGTTCGCCCGGATGATGGGAGCGACCAGGTGGCGCTGGATCGTGCCCTCTTCGGCCCGAGCGTCGATCTCCAGGATGCCGTGCGAGACGTTCTCCGCGGCGCCCGCGGTGCGCGCCGTGCCCTTCTTGCCCTCTTCGACGGTGAGCGTGTGGCCTGTGGCCGCCTTGCTCATCTCTTCGGCGAGGAAGCGGGCGAGGGCTTCGTGGTGGCCGCCGCCGGCCGCCGCGGTGTTCTCGGGGAACTTGATGTTGAGGTTCGTGCGCTCGCTGATCCGCGTCCAGCCGCGCGACATGAGCTGCTGGAGAGCTCGGTCGAGCGCCTTCAGGTCTTCGTCGCCCGCGTTCGGTTCGTACGATCCCCAGCGGTAGGGTTTCCACGCGAGCTCGGCGAGCTTGATCCAGTCGCCGATGTCCCACGTGCGGAACATCGACGCCCACGTGAGCGGCCGCATCAGGCCTTCGCGAGGGCCCGCGGCGCCGTTGATCCGGGGCCGGTTCACCACGAACCGACCCGCGGGGTAGTCGCGGAGGAGGTCCTTGCCGGGGTAGCCGATCCCGTCCGCTGGGCCGGTGGCGTCGAACCACCGAAGCGAGCCGTCGAACTGCGAGAACACGAACCGCCGAGGCCCCATCGGGAGGGCTCCGGCTGGCACGATGCGCCCCTCGACCTTGGAGTAGAGGACCTCCGAGGCAGCGTAGCCAGGAATGGCGGCACCGTTCAGGTGCACCACAAGATCCCCGAACGGACGGGGATCGAGGCCTTGGGCGCGCGCCTCGCGGTGCTCAACCTCGCCCATCCGACGGAAGGCGTCCTCGAGCCACGCGGCGATCTTCAGGTCGCGGCGGCGTTCGCTTGCGGGCACGACCTGCCACGGGACCGTCGCGAGAGCGTGCTCCCGGCGGTAGGCGACCGTGTTGAGGTGGCAGTCGCGGTTGCGCTGCTCCTCGAAGAAGTCGCACAGCCGGTACATGTACCCGCTGTCCGCGAGCCGCATGAGCGACGCGACGTCATCCGGGGACTGGACCCCGACGTAGAGAAGCTGCTGCGAAAGCGGCCGGGCCTTCTCCGCGGGCGTCGGCGGCCCCGTCAGGGCCGAGGAGGCCCGCGAAAGCAGCCCCGCCGCAAGCGCCGTCAGCGACGCGAAGGGGCCGCTGCGTGCAGCGGGACCGGCCATCGGAGGGAGCTGTTACGCCGCCTTCGGGGTGTAGCTCAGCCACGACGAGCAGAGCTGGATCGCGTTCGTGGCGTGCGTCGGGGGCGTGAGGCGCAGGGTCACGTGCGAGGCGCTCGCGGGCACGTCGGCCGCCGCGATTGTCGCGGTGATGACGTGGCGCGTGGCGCTCTTCGTGCCGCTGTCGTCGGCGCTGTCCGTCACCTCGGAGCCGCCGTCCCACGAAGACGCGACGCCCATGGTCGCGGCGTCCGACGAGCCGCTGTAGACGGCGAGGTGGAGCGTCACGTTCGCGGTGTCGTCGAGGTCGTAGGGGATCGGCACCTGGACGCCGATGGGGTCGACGTTGCCCGTCGCCCACGAGATCTCCCAGGAGTTGTTGGAGTCGCCGCGGAGGATCGGCGCGGTGTCGCTCGCGAGCACGCCTCCGATCGCGGCCACATTGCCGACGTCGCCCCCGGAGGTGACCTCGCGCCACGCGCCGAGGGGGATCGGGATCGTCCGCGTTCCGTTGAGCAGGCCGAGCGCGCGGAGCACCTTGAAGGTTGCGCCCGTGGGCATGACCAGCAGCGACGTGGTCGACACCGCGACGCCGACGGGGATGGCGTTCGGCGCGGCGGGAGCGGTCGCCGTGATCGCGCCGGCTGTCGCCGAGAGGTAGTGGATGCTGCCGGCGGTAAGGCCCGTGAGGCCGGTCATCAGGCCGGAGACGCGCACCGTGCAGGAGGTCGTCGTCTCCTTCGAGACGATGACGCCGATTGCGGGCGTCAGCGGAGCGTCGGCGTCGGCCTTCGCGACGGTCGAGGCGCCGGAGATGTACACCCAGTCGCCGACCGCGTCGCCGGAGAGGCACGTCAGGCCCGGGACGTCCGACACGAGGCCGGCCACGGACGCGGCGAGGGTCGCGTCGATCCGGACGAATCGTCCCGTCGCGCGAGCGTCGGCCGGGACGCGGACGTACGTTCCGCTGCTGGCGGAGCTGTCCTTGTCGTAGATCCAGAGCGACCGGTCGGCCATCGCCGCGAACAAGCGGCCATCGTCGCCGTCTTGCGCAGGAAGATTGTCGAGGTCGCTCGATGCGTCGACGAAGCGTCCAATGCGCTTCGAGACCTCGATCGCAAGGGCGTCGCCCCATTGCTCAGCCATGATCGTTCTCCGTGGCCGCGCCGGGCGGCCGAGATGTTCGCGGGCCCTACTTGGAGCCCTTCAGCGCGTCGCTCGGGGGTGGGGAGCGAACGCGCGCAGCGTAGAAACAGGGTAGGCTACAGGGCCCCCGTAGCAAGCCGGCAGGACGCCAAATGCGACGCGCGCGAGGGCTTTGGCGCGCGGCAATTGGTGGGCCCTACGCCGCCGAGCGTCTAGCGGAACCCGCGGCCGGCGCTCCGCCAGTCCTCTTGCGGCAACGGCTCGGGGGGTGGCGGTGGCGCCTGGCGATCGGCTGCCGGACACGCCACGATCGCCAGCGCCACCGCCATCAGGATGTCGCCGTGCGACTGCCCTTGTTTCGGCAGGAGGATCTTCGTCGCGCCCCCCGGAAGGTGCGCGACCGTCGTGCCCTTGAGCTGTGCGAGCAGGCGCGGGTCGTTCGGGAGCTCGACCTGCCCCGCCTGCATCCGCCGACGAAGCTCCGCGAACAGCTCCGCCTGCGCGTCGCGGTTCGGGTCGAACGCCTCGAACGCGGGCACGTTGCCGCGGTGATCGGGAGGCAACGTCGCCACGAACTTTGCTCGCTCGATCTCCCGCAGCGGGGCAAGGTAGTGGTCGCCAAGAAGCGTGCGACAGCCGTACTCGATCGCCTTGCCGAGGAAGCGCGGCACCGTGAGCGCGGGGCTGACGCTCTGCTCCTTCGTCGGCCGAAGCTCGTCGAAGTACACGAGGACCGCTTTGCCCCCATCGGGGCGGGCGATCGCCTGCGTGGCGCTGTTCTTCGTGAGCCCGTAGTCGGCGCCGCAGTAGTGAAGCCCGGGGCGTGGCGGCAAGGTCATTTGGCGCGTGAGGTTCACGCACTTCTCGACCGCGTCGTTCGGGAAGAACCGCGTGGTGCCCGCACCGAAGGGGATCGCGTCGTACTCGCGCGCGGCGTTGTCAGGATCCGCCGCCCGTTCGCGCGCCATTTCCTCGCGATCGATCGTCGGGTTCATCGAGACCGTGTCGCTGTGGAATGCGAGCGTGCGGTTCGCGAGATTGTTCTTGAACGCCTCGCGGAAGAGCCGGTCGAACGCGCTGTCCTCCGCCCACGGGGAGGACGGGATCCAGATCTGCGCTCCCTCCAGGAGACGAGCGCGGCACGCTCGGAGGTTCTCGGTCAGGTTGACCGCCGCGTCGTCCCCGTCGTGGAAGTCAGCCTCGTCGAACAGCGCGCCCGCGAGCCAGGTCGATCGGAGATTCGCGCCGCCCACGTCCGCGGCGATGCGCTTGATCTCCACGACGTGTCCGTCCGGGCGACGGATCAGGCACGACTCCGCGAGCGGCTCCTTGACGAAGAGCGCCTTCAGCCTCGGGCTCGCGTTCATCGTGGCGACGAGCTGCGCGAACGCGGCGCGCGTGTTTTCCAAGCGCGGAGCGACGATGAGCGCGCGGACCAGCTCGCCCTTGCGCACACCGACGAGCCCGTCCGTCCCGGGAAGCTCGCCCAGTTCCGGTTTCGGAGGGCGGCGGAACGAGCACGTGAGCACCGACAGGAGGAGCGCGAGGACGCTGATCAGCGTCTTGCCCGCGCGGACGCCGGTGCGGAGGATCACGTACCGCGGTCGCCCCGACGGCAAGCGCTCTCCGGTGGGGATCAGCCCGTTGTCGTTTCGGGGCAGTTCGGTGCACCCGAAGTGGAACACCATGCGCTCGGGCGGGAGGAGGTCGTTGGCTGGTTGCCCGTCGGCCGCGCGGAGGAGGGCCGTCTGCGTCGGCGATGCAGCGAGAGCCCCGAGCTCGGGGTGCGTCACGAGCGCTTCCAGCGTCAGGGGGCCGCTGAGCCCGAGCGCGTGTCCGGCGGCAACGCGTGGGTCGACGACGACGCCCTTGGCGCGCCGCTCCTCGCTCGCCTTGCGGTGGAGCTCCCCAAACGCGCGGCAGGCCGCGTCGACCGAGATCATGACGGCGCCCCCGTGGTGAGCAGCGCGGGAGGTTCGGGGTTCATCTTCTCGCCGATCGCGACGTCGGCCTCGGCGAGGACGGCCGCGATGATGTCGCGCGGCACCGCTGCACCCAGGCGCGCCGCGACGCGCTCGACCAGAGCCGCTGGGTCGCCGAGCACGCCCTGCACGGTGTCCACGTACTTCTTCGCCGCCGTCATGAAGGCCGGGTCCGCCCCGAGGTTCACCTGGATCTTGGTGGCGTCGTCGAGCACGCCCGCAGCCCGATCCCAGCCGGTCTGCGCCGACGCGGCCACCGAAAGGAGTTTGCTCTTCGTGTCGGGGAATGCCGGCTCCGCCACGATCGCGTCGTTGTAGATCCGCCGCCAGTGGCTCATCGACATCTCGGAGACCAGGGACAGATCGCCCCGGTGGATCTGCCGGAACCGCAGGGCCTCGTTCGCGATGTTCGCCGCCGACCCTGGCGCCATGTCCCAAGCGTTCGCCAGGAGCAGAACGTCGCGGTCTTGGTCGAAGGTTCCTGCCGCCATTTGTCCTAGGACATAGGCGACCCGTTCCGCCTTCGATTTCGCGTCGTTGGGCGACACGGGCGCGCGCGGGCGCGTATCATCGAGGGCGGTTGGGACATCCGAATGTGTCCCATCGCCTGTCCCATTTGTCCCTTGGGACACGCGCACCTTGGGCAGGCCTTCCGGCGGCGGCGCGAGCGGCTTCCGTTCGGGGTTGCCGACCTTCAGACAGCGATGCTTGTGCCGCTCGATCGGTTTCTTGTCGTTCTCGCCAAACTCGGTGGCCAGCTTGCCGAAGCTCCGGTGGCCCGGCGTCCGCAGGATGTCGTTGAGGGTCGCGAGGCGATCGGGACCAAGGCGCCTGGCGAGCGCACAGCAGGTTTTGCTCATGCCGCCCGTCGCTCCTTTGCTGCCCTCTTGACACCGTCCCCAGGCTCGGCCCTCCTCCGCGCGCGGTCTCCGGAGACGGTCTTCCGCTCCGACCCCGCTTCGCTCTCGGCTCGGTTCCGGCGCTTCTTCTCGGTCACGAGAGCGGACCGGTGCCCATGGTGCCGCGTCTGCCCGTCCAGCCAGTCGAGCAGCGCCTCCCGGTACGCGAACGGCCTCCCCTGCCGTGTGCGGGACACGGGCAGCGGATCCTCGTCGCGCGCCGCGAGCTTCTGCGCGAGGTCCACGGACATGTGGCCTCCGCGGGGGCCCGGGAGCTCCTTGGCGATCGCGAGCCATCCGTCGACGCGCGAAGAGGCAAGGGCCGGGTCTCCGGGGTTTCGCCAGCGGCGGCGGAAGGCGACCAGCCGGGACCGGGTCTGCCAGGGGGTCGGGTCGTGCTCGGCGCTCCACAGGCGTAGGGGATCGGTCCGGCGGCGCCGGAGGGCGTACAGCGTGCCTCGGGAGCAGCCGAGGAGGGCGCACAGGCTCTTCACCCCCCGCACGGCGTCGTCGGCGGGATCCGGGACGGCGTCAGCCACGCAGGGCCTCCGAGGGAAGGCGGGGGCGGGCCGGAGCGGCTTCGTGGGGCCGGCGCTGGCCCGTGGGATGGGTGACGCCGCGCACCCGGCGGCTTGGCTGGAGCGTCCCCACGCCGGCGGCACGGCGCGCCTCCTGCGCCAGTGCTTCGGCCTCCCGGAGGATCGCCTGGAGCTCCGTGGGGTCCTCCCGGGCGACCGCCGCGATCACGGCGCCGCGGGGGCTGCCGGCAAGGGCGGGATCGGCCGCCAGGAGGGCACGGGCTGCTTCGGACGGGGACCCGCCGCGCCTGGGCTGCGATGGGCGGTCCTTGGCCTTCCGGGGGGACGGGTGGGCCTGGCGCCGAGCGGCGTGGGCGAGCGCCGTGGGTGTCATCGGCGCCACGTTCACGAGCTCGCGGAGGGCCGCCTGGAGGGTCGCGCGCACCTGGGAAAGCTCTGGGGCGACCGTCCAGCCGCCGAGGCCGTAGAGGGCCTCGAGGATCGCCAGTTGCGCCGCCGTCAGGGGCCCGAGGCGAACGTGGAGGCACCGGTGCCGGGCGACCGCGAGGAGTCGGTGCTCTTCGACGGAGCGCGCCTCGACGCCGTTCGTCTTGCCCCCTCCCTGGATGCCGGACATCGCCATGTCGACGAAGGCGCCGTGCGTCGAGCGGACGCCCATCGCGGCAGCGGCCTCGCCGAAGTACCAGGCCAGGTCGGTGGGGGTGATCGGCCGGGGGGTCGACTTGAATCCGGGGGGCGCGGCGCCGCAGTGGGCGCAGCGGTCAGCGTTGCAGGTTCGGTGCTCCATCGTTGCTCCTTGCCGAGGCCAGCTCGGCACGTCAGGGGTGCGCCCTTCCACAGGTCGGGCACGTGTGCGCCGGGGGCGAAGCCGGCGCCTTGGGAACCACGGTCACGGTCACGCCCGCGGCCGTCACCGTGAGCGACGTCACGCCGGGCATCCGTTCGCCAACCAGGGCGAGCGTGTCCGTCAGTGTGGCGGCGCCCTTGCGGACGGCGGCGAAGGCAGTGGAATACCAGGCCAAGATCAGGGCTCCTGTGGGGATGGATGTTTCGAGATGGCGTATTCCGCGACAGATTCGCCACGAGAGGCTCGGGTCGACCGCGCGCGGTGCTCGTTCGTGGCCGCCTTCAGGCGGCGAAGGTGGCTGGCCAGTTCGAAGAGCTCCACGGCGCTCTCGCGGGCCACGGCGCCGAGGCCCATGCCTTCGAGCGCTTCCACGTTCCACGCTGGCTCTCTGCCCGTGGTGAAGGTGACCAGCAGCGTCCCGTTCGCCGGCATCCGGAGCACGAACGCCGCCCGCTGCTGTGCGGCGAGGCGGCGGCGCGATCGAAGGCCCATGCGCGGACCGAGGAGGAGCGAGAGGTCCACCGGCGGGCCGTGCACATCGAAGAGCGAAGGCCCCGCGTTCATTGGCAGTTTCTCCGGTATTGAGCATGCCAGTCGCGGACGCGGGCCCAGAACATGAGCGCGTGGATCGGCCCAGAACATGAGCGCGTGGATCGCCCCAGTCGATCGCGCGCGGCGCTCGCGAAAGACCACGTTGACGCCAGCGGTGTTGCCCGCCAGTTCGGCGTCCCCTCCCCGCTCGGTCGCGCAAATCGACCGCGATCGCGCCTGGATCTCGCGGACGGTGCGGGTCCTCACGATGGCTCCGGGGTCACGCGCTCGGCCGCCCGATCGATCGCCTCGACGGCAGCCACGGCGGCCGCAGCCACCCTCACCCAGCGCGCACGATCATCGTCCGTGTTGAGATCCAATGAATTCCGGACGCGAACCAGCCAGTCTTGGAAGCTCATGTCGGCGTCGTCGGCAACAGGCCAATCGTCGGCGCGGCGGCGCTCCAGTTCGGCCCGAACGTCCGCGAACACGTCGGCGGGGACGTAGATCTCGCCCGCGTTCCCGGAGATGGCCTGTATCATCGCCCCCAGGCGACTCGGGTAGAGGTCAGAGGGGAGGCCCGCTGCTCCGCTCCACGCCGCCCTGATCGTGAGCGTTCCAGGCGCCGCGGCCTTCCACTTCACGCCCGTCGCGAGGTCCTCGTGGTGGTCGTGGTCGCCAATGGCGAGCGTGCAACAGGGAGTGTGCGTCAGGGGCGGGGCGCCTGCTTCGATGGTCCCCCATGCCCCGCAGCAGAGCCGCCGCACGTCCTCGGCGCTGGCGCGCCGCATGTCGAGGCCGACGAAGCGCATCGGTGTCCCGTCGCAGAGGTGCTCCATCGTCTTGGCGCGACTCCAGTTCTCGCCGACCACGACGCGTCGGACCGGCCCATCTTCGACGTCGAACACCATGCCGAAACACAGGACCGCGTTCCCGCGCAGGTCCACCGCGCCCCCGTCCCGCAGCCGGGCGAACCCGTGGCCTCCGGCGTCGCCGTGGACACCGAAGAGCTCGCAGTCGGAGCGGCCGGCGACGGTGGGGTCGCAGCCGAGGAGGCGGTCTGCGCCGAGCACGTTGGTTCCGAGGTTCTCGTCGCGAGCGTCGCGCCAGATGCCGTTGGCGTCATCGCGGCGCCCCACCACGAAGACACGACCCTCGCCAAGCGCGTAGTCGCGAGGGTCCTTGGGGGCGAACACCATGCCCCGACAGACCATCTCCGCCGTCAGCTCGAAGACGCCCTTGCTCGTCTGGATCTTCATCGGTCGATCATCCTCTCCAGGTGCACGGCTGTTTCGAGCGAGGTGTGCGACTCCTCGGGGTCGTCGGCGCGGAACCATCCGGCCTGCCAGCGCAGCTTCGCGCAGGCGCGATGCACGGCGTCTCGATCCGCCGCGCTGAACTGCGGCCGCACGAGGCGGCGGGCCACGAGCAGCGAGACCACGATCACCACCGCGAGGAAGGCGATCACGGCGTAGGCGAGGGCGAGCGCCGGGTTCTGATGCGCGAAGTCCCAGTAGGTCATGACACTGCCCTCGTGAGGAGCCACGGCGCCACGAGGCCACTGGAGCGCACGCTGAGGCCCGCGAGTCCGAACCGACCGGGAAGATCCTTCGGCATCGCGGCCCACGGCTCCGCCTGCCACGCCTTCCAGGCATCCCCCGGCCTTCTGTAGACGACCGTGACGAACGACTCGCTCGTCCGCTCGATGGTGAGGGCCTCGACGTCGCACAGAGGCTTCCCGTCAACGAGGACCTCGAGCTGGGCCGCGTCGTAGAACTCCACCGTCGGGCGCCCGACCGAGTGGGCCTTGAAGGTGGTGCCGCCGCCTTCCATCACGAACTCCGCTTCCGCGCCTTGACCGGCGGCTTCGGCGTCTGGGTCGGCCGCGCCCTCAGCTTCCCCAGGGGCTCCCTTTTCACGTTGGCCGGTGTCCTACGTGAGCCGAGCAGCTCTTCCACCCGCTCGCGGATCACGCCGGGGCCGTCATCACCGCCTGCCACCCTGCCCCCGATCGCAAGACCGGAGGGCTCTTCATGCGGAGGCGACACGTAGTCTGGTGCGCCGTGGCAGTCCATGAACAGCTTCCCCGACAGGCAGTGGCAGGGGCCATCGAGGGGAACGCCAACGGCGCCCGCCTCGCGAGCCGCCCGTGCGGGGAGCGACTCCTCCGCCGGCCCACCCTCCGGCAACAGCCGGAAAGCCAGGTTCACCATGTTGCCGGGGTCGACGTTCCCGACGACGCCGACCAGGGCGCCGCCCACGTAGAGCTCGAACTTCATTTCGCTGCCTCCTCCGTCTCGCGCGGCCACCGCGCTCCCGTGCTCAGATCGTGGTGCTCCGCGTGCGGGCCGATCGCGAGCGTGCAGCGCGGGATCCAGCGACGCCTGCCTTCGACCTGTTCGGCGTCGGTCGGCGCCACGTCCAGGCAACACAGCCGCTCCACGTCGTCCTCGCTGGCGAATCGCGAGTCGAGACCGATGAAGCGGTCCGTCGCCCGCAGCGGGGTCGGCTCGCCGAGGGTGGTGAACCGCGCCCCGGAGGCGTCGACCACCACGGCGCCGCGCACGCCGACGCGCTGCAGGTCCAGAAGTCGACCCTCCCGGGTGCGGGTGAAGCCGCGCTCCGTGGGCTCGGCGTCGCTCTTGAGGCCGTAGAGCTCGATGTCGGCTCTCGACCCGAACGCGATGGTCAGTCCCAGGAAAGGACTCCAGTTGTCGTCCCGGTCCTCGAGGCCGCAGTCCCCGCGGCGCTCGTGGGCCTCGCACCACCAAGTGAGCACCGGCCGGTCCGCGGGGATGCCCACCAGCACATCGTGCTGTCGCGAGATCTGCCGCTTGCCGAGCTGGTAGATGCGCGGCGACGGCGGTCGCTGGCAGCCGGGCTGCTGGCACAAGCTCCGTTCCACCTCCGCGGAGAGCGCACGGAAACCCGGCTCCTCGTCCCAGATGAGCTTGAACCAGGGCGAAGCCTCGACCGCGTGCGAGAGCGCGCGAAAGTCGCGCTGGAACACCACGTGTCCCTTCCGAAGAAACAGGAGAGTCGAGGAGCGCCGCCACTCCGACCCCGAGATCTCGCTGTCCTTCCAGCGATGCGCCGTGCCGATCTTCACCTCGTCGACGTACTCGTCGTCGGGGTGCCGGTAGCGCGCCGGCACCACCAGGGGAAGGGTCGGAGTCATCGTCGATTCCACAGATCCGTTATCACTCGATAGCACGTTGTTGTTCCCTTTCCTGTGCGCTTTTTATTCGTCTTGCTGTTCTGGGTAGTCGCCGGGCTCGAGGTTGTCGAAGCGCGTGCACGATGCGGTGAATCGGACCCTGACTCGTCCCGTGGGCCCATTGCGCTGCTTGGCAATATCCAGGTCAGCGATGCCCTTCAGATCTGTGTCTGGTTCGTAGTATTCCGGGCGTGTAATAAATATGATCGTGTCGGCGTCCTGCTCGATGGCGCCCGATTCACGCAGATCCGACAGTTGAGGGTGCTTGTCCTTGCCCCTTGTTTCCACTGCCCTGTTGAGCTGCGAGAGCGCCACCACTGGCACCTTCAGCTCCTTCGCGAGGGCCTTCAGCCCGCGGCTGATCTCGCTGATCTGCTGCTCGCGACTGCTCAGTTCCTCGCGGCCCTTCATGAGCTGCAGATAGTCCACCGCGACGAGCCCCACCTTCCGCTCGGGCTCGGTGTCCGTGGCCGCGCGGTTGTAAATCGCCTGGATGCGGCGCACCTTCGCGCGGAGCTCCAAGAGCCCGAGTGCGGCCTGGTCGTCAATCCACACCGGCAAGGACGACAGGTACGACGCGCTCTCGGTGAGCTTGCGCCAGTCGTCCGCATGCAGGTGACCCTGACGGAGGCGGCCGAGATCGACGCGCCCTTCGGAGCAGACCATGCGCGTGGCGAGTTGCTCGCGGGGCATCTCCAGGGAGAACACGCACACGCCGAAGCCGGGGACGAGGCGATCGAAGGCCTCGCGGTCGCCCTGCGCGGGCACACGCACTGTGCGCGGGCTGGCCACGTTCGTGGCGATGTTGAGGACGAAGCTCGTGTTGTGGGTGACGATGAAGTCGTCCGTGACGTACAGATGATCGGGGGCGTCGACGGCGATACAGCGACAAGCCTTCTTGCCAGTCGGCTCAATGCTCGTGATGAACCGCTCGGTGATCCGTCGTGGGGCGTCCTTCCAGCGAGCGAGATGTTTCGCCGACGACACGGGCGTCACCCCGCCGGCCGGGAACGAGATCCAGACCCGGTAGGCGGTGCGAGTCTCCACGCGGTGCCCTTCCGGCGTCGTGTAGTGGCCCATCTTGTCGGCGACCGTGCTGAGCCCGCCGAGCGAGCCGACGAGGAAGGTCACACCGGCGACCATCTGCGGGGAGGTCGTGCTGAACTCGACCATCGTGCCGGAATCGACCACGTAGCCGTCCGTGTCGCACAGGCCTTGCAGCAGGGCGATCCGCTCCTCGACCGAAGCCCGAAGGTAGATCTCGGGAATGAACTTCTGCCACGACAGCAGCCCGTTCAGGCCGAGCGCCACGAGCACCTGTTTCGTCGTGCTCTGCTCGCGATTGTAGGTCTCTCGGCGGACCCGCAGATGAAGCCCATCATCTCCGACGGAAAGCGTGTCGCCCAACGGCAGAAGCGCTTCGATGCGCGCTCGAATATCCTCCTCGGGATTGTCGAACGACGCGCATGTTGCTCGCCCGGAGCCGTCCCCGAGATAGACACCCATAAGGTACGGGTGCAACGGGAGCGGCCCGATCGACTCCATCTCTGCCGGGCGCATCATCGGCAGACTGTGGTTCAATCCGCCGCTCGCGCAGCGCAACAGCGTTGCTCGGATCTCTGCCGTTCGCTTCACCGTACCAACACGCCGCTTTCGGCGGTCGGTGCGCGTTCGCGTGAGCCACAGATGCTCATCGCAACACTCGACGCTTCCGCCGTCCGCGAGCGTGACTCGAAAGACGTCCTTCTCCCCTTGGTCGAACACGCCAATAACCGTGTGCGGCTTTCCGTCGGAACCAATCACACGATCCCCGACGCGCAGCGATCCCATCGTCCGCCAGCCCGTGGGAGTCAGCACTTTCGCGTCAAGCGGCTGCGCTTTCCCCATCCCCGGCCGCGCCGCGACGATGATCAGGTCCCCCTCGTGCATCCCGGCGGTCTTGGCGTCGAGGCGCTCGTAACCCGTCGCAATGCCGGTGATCCGGGCGCCGTTCTCCGCGGCCTTGGTGACCTGCTCGAACGCCGTCTTGAGCACCGTCGCCAGCGGCTCCGTGTGGCTGCGCGTCTCGCCTCCTTGGGCGATGTCGTCGATGGCCTCGGATCCCCCTTTGATGAACTCCCCGATCTCCCCAACGTCGCCGTATCCCTCACATCGAAGGCGATCGCACGTGCCGATGAACTCCCGCAGTCGCCACTTCTCGTGCACGATCTTCGCGTGCGTCGCGACATGGCCGACTGCGGGCGTCGCGTCGACGAGCTGCGCCAGGTAACCAGTCCCGCCCATCTTCTGGAGCCACTCGCGATCTCGAAGCCAATTGCCGACCGACACGACGTCGATGAAGTCGTGCTTCATCACGAGCTGCTGAATCGCCTGGAAGATGCGAGCGTTCGCCCCGCTGTAGAAGTGCTCGGGCCTCAGCATCTCCAGGCATGTGTCGAGCGCGCCCCTGCGCTCCGCGTGATCCAACAGCATCGCCGCCAGACACGCAGCCTCAGCGTCGAGGTCGTGGGGCGGAGGTCGACCAGCGACCGGCGGAGGATCCACGAGCTCCGGGGGCTGGTGCGATCGCGGGCGTAGGCGGCGCCGGGGCTCCCGTTCGATCACGAGCGCCTCGCAGTCGGCTCACGAGGGCCAGAGCCGATCTGGGCGAGCTGCCCGCGGGCCGCTGCCGCGAGCGCCGCCGCTTCTTCCGGCGAGGGGGGCGGGCGATCCGGGAGCGCCGCCGGCGGGGGCGGTCCGGTCCTCTTTGGTTTCGGGAGGCCGTACTGGTTGTACCGCGCGACGAACAGCGAGAAGGGGTGGTCCTTGTCGGCGACGAAGGGCTCCCGGTCGGCCAAATACTCCTGCGCCCGGTGGCGGATCACGTCGCGGCCCGCGACCCCGAGCTTCCGCCCCTGCTCACGAGCCGGCTCGACGAGCTCGGCCGCCCGGCGATCGTCGGCGGTGGTGGGCGCGAAGTCCTTGCCCTTCTTCTTGCTCCACACCGCGGCGAACACGTCGAGAACCACGTGCGCGTCCCCGGCGGATGCTCCCGGCTCGGAGGGTCGTTGGCGCCTGTCGCCCTCGCCGTCGTACTGCCGGGCCTTCGCGAGGTAGGACCCCGCGCGCTCCCGCTTCTTGCGGGCGTCCATGTCTCCGAGGCGCTCGCGCGACACGAACGCTCCGAGCGCCCGGCGCGCCAGGTCCACGGTGGCGGCGTCGCCGCAGGCGAACAGGAAGCCCGCGTGGAGCTCGGAGACGTCGGTGGGATTGTCGGCGACCTCGGCAAGCGCTGGGACCTCGCGCAGGAGGCCCTCGACGTCCCCGATCGAGATCTTCGGGGCCGGCATCCGGCGCTCCGCGTCCTCGTCGGCCGCCGCGTCTGCGTCCGCAGTCCTGTCCGCGTCCTGTCCGCGCTCGCTCGGGGGCGCGTCCGCGTTCTCTCCTCTCCTCTCTTCTGCTCTCTTTTCTTCTCTTTTCTTCTGGGTTTGGACACCAGAAACGCCCCCCCTTACCCCCCCAGTGTCCGCACCTTGTCCGCAGTCGTTTTGCGGACGTTTTGCGGACGCGTCCGCAGTCATGTCCGCGTCCTGTCCGCTCTCAAGTGCGGACGCGTCCGCACCCCTCGCCGCCTTGCGAGCGTTCCGCTTCCGCTCCGCGTCGGCCTGGCGCCGCCTGGTCTTTGCGTCCACCGGGGCCCCGTCGTCGCCGCTTGGCTGACCGCCGAGTGTCCACGCGCGCTGGGCGAGCACCACCACGGTGAGATGGCCCTCTTCGCCCTCGACCCTCACCGCCGGGTCAATCGGCCACCGAAGCGCCCCGATCTCCTCGGCGAGCGCATCCTCGACCTCTTCGATCTTTCCCCCGACGAGGCGCCACACGCCCGTGACGAGGTCCGCCCCAAGAGGCAGGCGCACGCGATCCCCACGATCCTTTCGGGCCTTGATGCACAGGCCGATGTAGACGCTTCGTGCCGTGTGGCGCAGACCGAGCTTCTCGTTGTCGTAGAGCGTCTCGTACGTGGGAACGAACTCGTGCATCACGACACCTTCCTTTCCCCGAGCTCCGCACACAGGGCCTTCAGCCCCGCCACAGGCGCCGGGGCCGCCCCCTGCCGTCGCGCCGCCGGCACCCTCTTCGGCACCTCCCTCCCGTGCTCCTTCAGGGCCGCCAAAATGTCCCCCACCGCGCGCTGCGGCCGAGCGATCACCCGCTCCGGCGGGAGGCGGTAGACCCCCCACCCGGCCCGCCCCAGGGCCTCGTCGCGGGCCTTGTCGGCGGCGGTCTGGCTCTCCCCCGTGCGACCCACGATCACCGCCAGGCGCTGGCCGTCCATCTCCACCACGATGTCGATCCGGTAGCTGTCCACCGGGACGCCGACGCGGAGCTTCGGCCGGCGCTCAAGGTGGTGAAGCGCGACGAGGAGGAGCCGCTCGGCCTCGGTGCCGGCGCGCGCGACGAGGGCGGCAAGGTCGGTGGTGGCCTGGTCCATCACGCGTCTCCGTCGGGATCAGCCGGCGGCTCGCCGTCCGGGTACACGTCGGGGTAAATCGCGCATACGGCCTCGACGGGCGGCACGCCTGCGACCATCGCGGCTCCGGAGCGCCGAAGGAGGTCGGACAACCGCTCGACCTCGGCACGGTCGGACTCGGAGAGGGCGGCGAGGTCCGCCGGGCCACGAACTACGAGGCAGCGCCTGGTCTTCATGCCGCGACTCCGATCTTCATCTGGGCCAGTCGTTCGCGAGCGACGCGGATCGCGACCTCGCTCCGGTCGATCCCCACGAAGCGGCGGTCGAGACGCTGCGCTGCGACAGCCGTGCTCCCGGATCCCAGCGTCGGGTCGATCACGAGATCCCCCGGGAGCGAGCGCATCCGGATCACCCGCTCCAAGAGCTTCTCCGGCTTCTGCGTCTCGAAGCCGGTGCGCTCTCGTCCGCGCGTCACCGCGTTGATGTCGGTCCAGACGTCGCCGATCGGAGCCCCGCGACTCTCTTCCTCGGTGGCGATGGAGCGGCGGCGGACGCCGTCCCGGACCACCGCTTTCTGCGCACGCGTCCCCCATTGTCGAAGGGTGCTCTCGGCGAGCGGCTGGTAGAGCTGTGTCCAGCGCGCCTGGGATGGGTCGACGGCGTAGCACACGAGATAGTCGTGGAGCCGATTGCAGCGGGTACCCTTCGTGGGCCAGCGCCGGTAGTGCCAGACGATCTGGTCGACGAAGTGGCGGGGACCGAAGACGTTGTCGCAGGCGTCGCGCGCGGTGTGCACGAACGTCGGGTCGCAGTGGAGGACCAGAGTCCCGTAGGGAGCCAGCGCGCGGAAACAGGCACGCACGAGCCCTTCGAGGTAGTGGTAGAAGTGCAGGCCCGACTCGAAGCGATCGACGAACGCGACGTCCGGCCCGACCTTGAAGGTGCGCCCCGTGTTGAAGAGGCTGTCCATGTACACCAAGGCAGCCTGCCCCGCGAAACGTGGGAGCACCTCGGTGGACTCGCCGTGGATAATCTCGAGGCTCATGGCCCCACCGGATCCCAAACAGGCACCTTGGCCAGCGGATACCAGCCGCCGGTGCGCATCGCCTCGGCGCCGTCGCGCAGCCTCTTCGCCAGCGCCGCCAGGTCCACAGGCGCGCCCTTCGCGATCCGCGAGGCCGCGGCGAGCAGCTCATCCGATCCCGCGCGCAGCGGGTGCGTGAGAGGCATCCACAGCAGCGCGCACACCGTCTCGGCGCGAAGCTTCACGTTGCCGGGATCGCCCGCGAGCGATTCGAGCATCACGGCCCCGGCCTCGGCGCGACAGGGGGTCACGACTCGCCCTCGCTCGTCGCGGGGAACTCGCGCCCGTACTCCAGCGCGATCACCCGCTGTTCGAGGCCGAGCACGTGCTGATCCAGCGACGCCACGAATCCGGGGAGGTCTTCGGGTCGGAGGTCGATCGCGGGTCGGTGGAACCGCTCGCCCTGCCGCCCGCGCGTCTCCCCCAGCGGCATCCCCCGGAGCGCCTTGTCGAGGTCGTCGAGACAGCGCAGGACCGACTCGTCCCAGTCGCGCACGAGGGTCCGGAGGGCGCTCGCCACCCGCGCCGCCGTCTGGAGACGGGCGTCCAAGACGTCGCGCGCCTCGATCGCCCCGCGCCGCACCGACTGCTCTTTCGCGAGCGCGATCGTCGCCTCCTCGGAGGCTTTCGCGGCGGCGGCCTTGAGCGCCGCCATGTCGCGCGCCACGTCCGCGAGATCGGTGACCATCGAGGCGACCGTGCCGCCTTTACCCGTCAGGCCCTGGATCGCAGCCTGGAGAGCGTCGACGTCGGCGCGCCAGAGAGCGGCATTCTCGCGAGCGACGGTGGCCGCGCGGTCCAGCCCCTCGGCGGCGCGCGTGATGGCCCGGACCTGCTCGGAGGGCTGGTATTCAGGCACGGAGGCCAGCTCGTCGGCCTCGTAGCACGCGAGCACCCCGCTCCCGGTGTCCACGGCGAACGCCGGACACTCCAGCGTGCCACGCAGATGCATGACCGTGCCCACGCGCCCGTCGTTGGCTTTCCGGGCGGCCTGCGCCTCCTCGTAATACTTGCCGTCGTGCGCCGGGTTGTGGGTGACCTTGACCTTCGCCCCGATCTTCATCGCGTGCTCCTCTCCTCGAACAGGCACCCTTGCGCCGGCAGTCGCGGCGCCGGACGCGGAGGAAGCGCCACAGGCGCGCTCTCCGTGGTCTCGGGCGGCACCGGCCGGACCTTGACGTAGCGACCAGTCCCGGTGGCCCGGAGTCGACCGCGCGCCACCATGTCGCGGATGACGATTACCGGGTCGGCGACGATCTTGCGGGCCTCGTCGACCGTGAACCCCAGAATGGCCTGCGCCACCTGGTAGTCCGATAGCCGGAGAAGCTGGGTCTCGTCGACGGGGTCGATCATCGCCAGTTCCTCACGAGCAGTTCGGGCGCGCCCTCGCCCCGATCCTCGGCCTTGCACGTCACGCTGTTCTGCCGGGTCACGACCTCGAGCGGCCAGCCCCGGTACAGCGACCGCGTGATCCGGGTGTCCGCGTCGGAGAGCGTCCAGCGCACGCCGCGGGCGTCGAGCGCGTGGAGCTCCGCCGCCAGCCGCTCGCGAGCGGAGGCCTCCCCGAAGCCAGGCAAGGTGACCTGGCGGGCTTCCCACTCGGCGCCGTCGGCGCAGAACGCCGTGTGCGTCCCCTGGAAAGGCGGATCGAGGTACACGCCGGCGCCCGTGCGCGCGTCCGCGAGGGTCGCGGCGAAGTCCTCGCAGCGGATGTCGACGCCTCGGAGAAGGACGGCGATCCGGCGCGTGTCGTCGGCCCGCAGGAGGTCGACGTCGGGGCCGGGCTTGCCGTGGGGGCTGTTGCACTGGCCAGTCTGATTCACCCGCCACAGCCCATTGAAAGAGGCCCGCAGGACGAACAGCATCTTCGCCGCTCGCGTCTCAGGAGAGCCTTCGTCGAGCGTGTCGCGAATACCCTCGAAGATATCTCGGCTCGTCAGGTCGTGCGCTGTCCGGTCGGCGGCCCCGGCGGTCGCGGCCTTCCAGCCATTCACGATCCAGCCGAGCGTGCCAAGCACCCCGTCGACGTTCTCGCGAACTTGCTGCCAGACGTTGACCAGGCGCTCGTTCTTGTCGCTGACGATCAGCGGGTATCGACCGGCGTAGAGGGCCAGTGCGACCGATCCCGCGCCGCAGAATGGGACGAGGGCGGCGCGGTCGGTCCACTCTCGCTCCGGATCCGGGCGCGGCGCGGGAACGCCGGCGCAGTCGGCTTGGTCGTGCAGGTCACGCATGGGAGGCCTCCGTTGATGGGCGTGCCTCGAAGAGCGGGCCGTCCTGCCGTGTCCCCCCCAGACAATGAGGCGACAGCCAGAGTCTCTCCTTGTCGGCGTTCTTGCTGCCCCCCGACGACTTCCAGGCGATGCAGCGCCAGGACGCCGGCATGTCGTGCTCGCCCTCGTATCCGGCCAGGACGATGCGGTACCGGGGATCGTCGCCGTGCTTCAGCGCGAAGGCGCGCGCGCGAGGAGCGATGTCGCCCCCGTCGCACGCGTAGAGGTCGGAGCACCGCTTCGCGTCGTCGCCGTAGGGCGGATCGAGGAACACGCCCGTGAGGCCGTGGGAGATCGTCACCGCCGGCGTCAGCACCCGCTCGAAGTCACCGCAGACGATCCGGACGCGCCGGAGGCGGGCAGAGAGCATGCGGAAGAAGCCGAGGATGTCCTCGCGGATCGTAGAGCTGTTGATCCCGCGCCCGTACCCGACGCCGCTGCCGTCGCAGTCGACGAGGTGCGGCATCTGGTCACGCGGCCCGTTCATGGGGCCGGCGAGGTGCGGGAGCTTCGTCCCGTGCACTCCCGCTGGCGAGGTCAGGTGCGGTCGCTGCCGCCACTCCGATGGTCCCAACTTCTCGGCATGAACGCCGTTGCCCATCTTCGGGTATTCGCCCCCTGCGTGCCCCCCGATCGCGGGCTTCTTCTGCGCGAGCCGCCCCGAGTGGACGCCTCGGCCGATGTGCGGCCGCCCGCCCTGGCCCCCTGTCGCGGGGCGCTTCCGCTGCTTCGATGGGTCGCCCTCGCGGCCGCCGGCCGGCGCGCACCATCCGCCGCCGATCCACAGCGCCGCGCCCCAGATCCACCAACCGGCGAGCTCGGGATCGCAGAACTTCGGATCGGCGCGGAGCTGCTCGACGAAGGCCGCGTCCACGCGCTGCACAAGCGCCACGTGCCGTGCGTGAAGGTCGAGCTCCGAGACGATCCAGTCAGCCGCTCGCGCGGTGTCGTCGGGATAGAGCTGCATCGAGCGCCAGACGTTGGCGATCTGCCCGCTGATGTCGTTCGCGGTCTCGATCTTCGGCCGATGCTCCGAAGGCCTCGCGAGCAGCTCGCCGAGAGCGCCGCCGAAGCAGGAGATGTAGTTCGGCACATCGCCGAGGGCCGCCCAGATCATCGGGGCCGCGCGCCGCTTGTTGCCGTAGTAGGGGAACGGCGCGAAGAGGTCCTCGTCCAATCCTTGCGGGAGAACCTCGGTCGCCTCACCGTGGATGAACTCGGCGCTCACTGCCCACCTCCGAAGAGTGACAGTTGCGGCGGTTCGCGGAGCCTCATCGGCGTGACGATGACGGGCTGCCGTGGCGCGGGCGGGGTCTCCTCGACGAGGCGGGGAGCTCGGGTGAAACGAGCGCCGAACTCCACGAGGCGCTGCTCCTCGACCAGGCATCGGACCTCCCAGCGCGCCATGCGCGGGTCCACGGGTGTGGCGCCCTGCTTCTCACCGGCCGCAAGGACGCGTTCGAGGTCGCCGAACGTGAAGCCGCCGAGGAGGTCGGTGAGGCGAAGGAGCCAGATGCGAAGAGGGATATCCGTCATCGCGGCTTCTCCCCGCAGATCAGCAGCTCCGACACGGCCCCTCGCCGGTCTCCTCGGCTGTTGACCGAGCGCCCCATCATCACGGTCTCGATGTGCAGCCCCGCATACACCTCGCGGGTCTCCGGCGTGTCAGCGTCAGAGCCCAGGAATCGGACCCCGCGCCGTCGTAGGGTGTGCATGAGCTCCGCGAGCCGGAGCCGATCCTTCCCCTTGGGGCGCCAGTCTCCGCCAGCCGAATAGGCGTTGAAACTGGCGGTCTTCGAGACGGCCGCGTACGGAGGATCGAAGTACACGAAGTCACCCTCCTGAGCGGCGAATCGACCCCAGCACATCGGCCGGCCGCGCTCGTCGAGGTCGACGTGATCCAGAATCGTCTCCTCGAAGTCCACGTTCCGGACCGCCGCCACGGACGAGAGCGCCCGCGAGGCCGTGAGGAGCTTCGGGACGTCGAGCGTCAGGCGCGGCTCCTTCCCCCATCCCACGTTGTAGCGGCCCTCTTGGTTCACCCGCCAAAGGCCGTTGAAGTTGGCCAGCAGGAAGAAGATGAACAGGGCCGCTCGCTCCGCCGGCTCCATCCGAGGCGCGTGGAAGCGCTCGCGCTGCAGCAGATAGAACGCCTGCGCCGCGGCGGTGTCCTCCTCGGACCACGCGTTGTACGCCTCGACGAGCTCGCGGAGCGCCCCGATCACCGCATCCGGGCGCGTCTTCAGGTAGCGGAGCGCGAGCGAGAGCCAGCGGTTCGTGTCGTTCAGGACCGCGGGCACACCGGCGTAGCGAAGAAAGAAGATGGCGGCGCCCCCGCAGAAGGGCTCGTGGTAGCAGCGCACGTCCTCGGCTGGCGGGAAGGCGTCGGGTCGCTGCGCCAGGAGCTCGCGCTTGCCGCCGACCCAGCGCCACGGGGGCTCGCACGTGAGGTCCCGGCGCGCGGGCTTCGGCTTCGTCGGCAGACCGAGTGCTCGGTGCTGCTCCTGGAAGTGCTCGACGATGAGGTCGCGCAGATCCCTTGTCGGTGCCGGGGCGATCGTGGAGATCATTGTCACGCGGCCTCCCTCCGTCTCTTCTCCAGCTTGGCCGCTTCGCTGAGACCACTCGGGCGCACGTTCAACATCCGCCCGATGCGACCAAAGGACAGCTTCTTCTCGGTCGAGAAGAAAAAGGCGATCTCGCGCCGAGAAGCGGAGACGGCTCGGTGCATCGATCCCGAGAGCAGAAGCTCTGGGGCCACCCCGTGGCGCTTGGCGATCGCGACAGCTTCGCCCGTGTCGCCGTGGGCTCGGAGGTGCGCGATCGCCATCGCGCGAGCGTTCGAGGACGCCGCGGCCTCGGCCCCATCCGCGGTGGCGTGAAGCGCCGTTACGTCCCGGGCGAGCGCGGCGAGCTCTTCGTCTGCTCGATGAAGGAGTCCAGCCACGCGCTCGACGCGCTGAGACACGGCCCCGAGCAGCTCCGCGAACCTCGTGGGCATGGGCGGAGCGACCGCGGGGGCAGGGGGCGGCGGAACTTTCCGGACACGAGGTCCGCCGGCCGCGGGAATCTCGGCGCGCACGGACTCGGCCGGGAAGCCGACGAGCACGGCGATCTGGCCTGCCGTCTTCTTCTCCGTCGCGAGCGCAGTCCACAGGGCCCGATGCCCGCCGGTCACCTCGCCCGGAGAGATGCAGTCCGCGAGGCGGAGATCCACGCGCTTGGCGGCCCGCTCGGCGACCGCGAGGAGCCCCGCGGCCTTGAGTCTGGCGATGACGGCGGCCTCAAAGGTATTCACGCCGCGGCCCTCCCTGACAACTGCCACTTTCGGGCGACCGAGACGACGCGGCCGTCGTGGGCGAGCACCTTGAGCGCGCTCTCGATGTACCTCACTCCACGACACCGCACGGCGAGGTCGCTGCGGAGTGTCTCTCGATCAGCAGGCCCGCGAGCGAGCCTGTCGAGGATGTGCTGCTTCGCGGCGTCGACGAGAGCAACGTCCGCGGCGTGGTGCGGCGCGGGACGGCTCATGGCGCCGGGATCCTCCCGTCCTTGAGCCCGTCCGCGATCGCATCGAGCGTCTTGGCCACCAGGGAGCAGAGGGCCTTCGTGGTGCCGTAGCTCGCGGAGGCGAAGCGCCCACCCCCGAAGAGGATGACGATCCCCTGCGCGGCCCCGTGCGCTTCGACGATCCGGCGCACGTCGGTGATCGTGACCTTCCGCAGGCCCGCCGGCTTCGGGGTGGTCTTCTCGACGCGGAGCTGCTCGCCGAGTGCGACGGCGCGGTTCCAAGCGGCGCAGAGGGCGCACGCCTTGTTGGCCTTCTCCGGGGCATTGTCGGCGTCCCAGATCCCGGGCGTCCTGTGCGAGTGCGCGTGGATCGGGGAGTTGCCCGTCGACCGATATGGCGGCCCGGGAACGTGCTTGATCGTCTCGTCGACGAGGCTCTTCAGCGCCTCAGCGAGATCTTCTCTCGTCGCCTGCATCACCACGTCCTCCTCGCTGCCGCGATCGCGGCCTCGCGCCGTCGTCGCTTCGTCCCCCGGCTCTGCACGCGCGGCGCCTTCGGGGGCGTCACCCCGGCCGCCGCAAGCAGCTTCTTCGCCGCCTTCGTCTGTTCGGCCTGGATCCGGTACCGCGCGATGGCCGCGAGCGCCTCGTTGGTCAGGCGCATCGCCTTCCACCCCAGCACGTCGGCTGCCACCGCGAGCGCCACGAGCGCGGCGTCGTACGCGTGCATCGCGCTGTAGGCCTTCGCTCCGTCGGACGGCACGGGCACGGGCATCGGCGGCATGCCCTTGACGCTCGCCTGCACAGCCAGGACGACCTCGTTGTCGCCGAAGCTGTCGCCCTGCTTGCCGAACACGAACCGCCGGCACGCTCTCGCGGTCGTCTTCCGCACGTCGCGCGGGTCGACCCACCGCACGCCGCGCAGGCGCGCCCACGTGCGGATGCAGAGGCGGATCCCCCCCGCCTGATCCGCGGTGTCGAAGAGGTGCGTGGCGGACCTCCCCGCGTACACGAAGCCCTCCACGCCTTCGACGGCGAAGACGAGCCGCTCGTCGCCCTGGCGAAGCTGGAGCGCGACGTCGGCCAGCGCGATCAGCGCCGAGATGGCCGCCTCCTCGCGCGTGCCACCGTCGAGCTCCAGCTCCATGTGCGCGTGCCGGAGGCACGTGAAGGACGTTCCTGCCGACGAGGTCGTGGCGCGGATCACAACCATCCCGGCCTTGGAGGCTCCGGCGTCCAGGGCGACGAGCAGCATCAGCCCGGCTCCTTTCGCGCCCGGCGGTCGAGCGAGAACCGCGTCCGCCCTGGGCCCACGATCGCGACGAGCCCCGCATCCGGAGCCGCCTTCTTGAGCGCCGCCGCTGCTCCTTCGAGCATCGCGTCGAGGTGGGTCTCGCCACCGATCGGGAGCGTGTCGACCTCGCGATCCAACTCGATCACGAAGTCGGTCCGGATGCGAACGCGGTTCGTCTTCTTCACGCCGACGCCTCCGCGCTCGCGCCGTTCGTGGCGTGCTCCTTCGCGACGAGGCGCGCGCCCTTCCCGCGCTTGCCGTTGTGGACGATCGCGCCGCGCTCCTTGAGCGTCTGGACGGCTTCGATGACGCCCTCGCCGACGATCTCGCCCGGCGCCATCCCCTTCGCGCCGGCCGCGCGGATCACGCCGAGGACGTTGTCGATCGTCGTGCCGTCGGCCGCTGGCGCCGCCTTCGTCGAACGGACCTTGCCGACCTTCTCGATGCTGTCGCTCAGCTCGTAGTAGATCGTCCCGGCCTTGTGCGCGGCCCGGAACGCGAGCTTCACGAGACCCGCGAACTCGGTGCCGTGCTCGACGCCCCAGACGGCCTTCGCGAGCCGCTCGGTCATGTCTGCGACGCTCACGAGGGCGTCGTCGACGAGGTCGTTGCAGAACTTCTCGACCTCGGCGCGCACGCTCGCGGGGTTCAGGGGCGGGGGCTTCGGTCGTTCGGTCACGCTGATCACCGGCACGGCGCCGCTCGCGTCGACCGTGACGGGCACGCCGAGCTTGTCGGCAAGCTTCTGGGCGAAGCCCGGCGACGCCACGGCCGCGGCGAGCGTGCCCGCGACCTCGCTCCCGTTCTCCTCGCCCGGTGGGAGGATCCGCATCGCGCCGTCAGTGCCGGGAGGGGGCGCGTCGGCCGCGACGGGCGCGGGCTTCAGCGCCTCTTCGGCCTTGGCCTTCTCCTCGGCGATCTGCTCGCTGCGCAGCTCCTTCTCCTCGAGGACCCACGACTCGTCCTCGACGTGGACGATCTGTGCGACGCCGCGCTGTAGATCCACGCGCCGGAAGACCGGCGCGTCGTAGAACATGCCATTGACGGCGTCGTCGAGCGCCTTGATCCGGCCGTCGAGCATCTCGACGTGCGTCTTGTGCATTCCCTTCGCGGTCGCGAGCGTGGCGTCGACCTCGGCCCGGCGCGCCTGGAGCTTGAGGCGAATGCCGTACATACGGCCCTTGTCCTCCGCGCTCGGCGCGATGGAGTGTCCGAACTCTTCGCGCGGGGGCTTGGGGGCCTCTGGCTTGTCGAGGGGGAACGACAGGCCGTTCGTACGGAACCACGCCCGGAGCGTCTCGACGTCCTGGGTCTTCGCGCCCAGCGCCTGCCGCGCGACGCCGAGATCCTTTGTCGACCCCTCCAGCTTCTTGTCGAACTCCTTCAGCAGACGCTCCGCGTTTGCCAGCGCCTTCGCGGCGTCCCCGTCGACCACGACGGCCGCGCCGCCTTCGCGGCAATCGGGGAGCGCATCCTCGACCAGCGCGATCGAGCCGCGGCGCATCGTCGCCTCGGCCATCTCGTCGTTGGCCCAGACGACCGCGGAGCCATCGTCTTCGTCCTTCGAAATGAAGGCGAGTCCCGCCTTCTCCAGGGCCGCCGCGTCTTCGGCCATCGCGGCATCCGTGATCGCCTGGGTATCGTCCGACTGGACGCGCGCCTTCACCACGGCCGCGAGCAGCTCGCCGCGCCGCTGCGCGAGCGCGCCGGGTCGCACCGCCACGAAGGCCTCGCCGTCCTGCGCCGCGAGCCCGCGCGGGACGAGCATGCGCTTCAGGACCTTGTCGATCTGGCCGGCCGGGACGTAGCCCGCCGACCCCTCCTCGTTCGTCTCCGGGTGGAGCTCCGCGACGGTCAGCGCCTTGTCGCTCGCGCGCAGCTTCTCCAGGGTGGTCGCCGCAAGCGCCTCCTCGGCGTCCGTGAAGGTCTCCGGGGCCTCGCCCGAGGGCTCCTCTTCGTCGCCCTCTTCGTCCTCTTCGTCGCTCGTGAAAGCGCCGCTCTTCTGGTACCGCGCCATCTCGGGCTCGTCCGGATTGCGGATCGGCTTCTTCTTCGCCGCCACCCCGGCGTCGTCCTGGACCTTGGCCCGCACCTTCTCGGCCTCGGCCTCCGTGCCGACGACCTCGATCGGGTCAGCGCCCTTCGTCATGATCGCCCACACCATCACGGGCTCGTCGCCCTCCGCGGCCTCCGGCTTCGGGTCCGCGTTCTTCTTCTTACCAGCCATTCGATCCTCTCCAGTGCGGGACCAGCCCGCGCAAAACTGTCACTCTCGACACGGCCTCACGCCGCGTCGTTCGACCTCGAAATTCGATTACGGCGCCTCGCGCTGCGTCTGGCGGCGCGACAGGGTGGCCGGGCTCAAGTCTCGCTGCGGGAGACTCAGCGCCTCCATGACCAGGCGGACGAGCGCGGCGCGGTCGAGCCCCGCGGCGAGGTACATGAGCTTGTCCCGGAGTTTGGCCTCATCGAGCAGCGCGAGCTTGCTCTGCTCGTGGACGGCCGCGGCGTCACGGGCTCCGGAGAGCCCGCGGATCACCGGATATGCGGTCGCGCCACACTGGGAGCAGGTCTCTCCGACCCACGCCTCGTCGCGGAGAACGGCGTCGATCTCGCTCCCGCAGCCCGGACAGAACCCGATCTTCAAACTGGCACTCACGACGTCGCTCCTTCTTCGGCGCCACTCGTCCGTGTCTCGTCCTCTTCCTCCGCGAGCTCCGGGAACTCCGCGGCGATGACCTGCGCGATGAAGTCGGGGATCGACCGAGCCGAGGTGATCCTTCCGTCGTGGGTCTCCGTGACGTCGAGTCGACCAACGATCACGGATCGGAGCGCCCGCAGGAGCCGCTTCGGGTCGGCCCCCTCGTCGAGCGCGATCGAGAAGAGCTGCGCGACAAGGTGATAGAGCGCGCGGACCTCCATCCCCTCCTTGTGGATCTCGACGAAGATCTCCCGGAGTCGCCCGTCCATGTGCTTGCCCATTCCGAGGTGCACGCGCACCTGACCGACGCGCCCCTCCTCGGTGACCTGCTTTCGCCTCTTCGGCTTCGAGACAGGGCGCTTCGCGCTCGGCGGCGGCTCCTCCATGAGGATCGGCGCGACCCACAGGGGCGTCTTGTCGGCGTCGCTCACTGCTTCTTCCTCCACGCGCGGACCTTCCGACTGGCACCTTCGGTATCCAGCGCCTTGCCCACGTCGATGCGTCGCCCCTTGTGATGGGTCCAGATACTCCCCCTGTCGGAGTCGTATCGGAAGACCTCGCGGCCGACGAGCGCGACAAAGAGGGATTGAGCGACGTGGATCCACACGACCCGCCGCCGGCGCGCCTTGGCCTGCTTGTCGTGGTCGGCGAGGATGGTGATCGCGTCGCCGAGCGCACGAAGCGCACTGGACACCTTCTCCGAGTCTCCCTCTTGGGTCGTGTCGAACCCAAGGGAGAGATGGTCCTCGATGCGGTCGTGCGCCGCCGTCGCTTCAGCGAGCACATTCCGAAGAAACTTCTCGGTGGACTTCATGAAGCACCTCCGAGCAGCGGCCGAACGGCCGCCAGGAGCCGCGCCGCGACCTCTTCCTCGCTGCCGCTGCCGTCCACGATCCGCACGAGCCCCCCGAGGCGGGACGACTGGGCCTCGCCGCGATAGAGCGCGTGGATCTCCCGGAGAGCGGCCTCCCGCTCCGTCGTCGCCCGAGCGCCGCGGGCCGCGACGCGCTCCAGGCACGTCTCCAGGGGCGTGTCGATCACGAGGATCGCGGCGGGCCGAAGAGCCCAGTCCGACAGGACATCGGCCCACCGGCCGATCGCCTCGGCCTGCGGGTGCCCCTCTGCCCGCGCCGTCCCGAGCGCGTAGGCCCACGTGGACAGGGCCCCTCGATCGCTGATCACGATGTCGCCGAGCGAGAGACAGGGCGCCAGATCTTCGCGGCACTCCTGCCGGTCCGCCGCGAAGAGGAGCTGGAGCGTGCGGGAGTCCGGGCTCCACGCGCCCGACAAGGCCTCTCGGATGAGGCGGCCGATCGCACCAAACGAGGGCTGCGTCACGAGGCCCACGCGGCGCTCCCCGCCCGCCAGCGTCACGGCCAGTCGGCGGGCCTGCGTCGTCTTGCCCGATCCGTCGCACCCCTCGATCTCGAGGTAGACGCCCTGGCTCATCGGGACACCCCGTGGATCCGCCAGTATTCGATCACGCCGGCGCGGAACGACGGCGAGATCTCCCCGAGCGCCAGGACGTCGTCGCCGATCACGTTCCGGCCGCCGGTGGCGAGGATGTCGGTGATGCGCGGACGGTTGCAGTCCTGCGCGGACGCGAGGTCGTCGTGGGCGAGCCCGTCCGCCCTCAAGGCGTTGCGCGCGAGCGCCTTCAGCGTCCGCTGCCGCGTGTCCCGGCGAGAAAGGTGCGTGGACTCGCAGCGTTCAGGTGCGGAGCGTTCAGGCTGACAGCCGTCATTGGCAGCCGCACTCTGGTCGGCATGCAAAGCGAACACGCCGCTCCGACCCGTCTCCCCCAGCCTCAGGCTCTTCGCCCGTGGCAGCCCCTCCCGGATATCTCTGGCTCGATTCAAGACATGCTCCTTTCCCCCGAGCTACTCGGCCCGGTCATCGCCCGTCTTGGGCTGTTGTTTCCGACTTCCGCGAACGACACGACTCCCACCGGCGAGGACGACCAAGCACGCCAGGAACGCGGTGACGGCCGTGATAGCGACCGCGACCACGATGGACAGCGTCGGCTCCCCAGCCGTGTACGCCCCGGCAAAGGCGACGAGCGCGCCAAAGAGGGAGGCAGTTCCCGCGTAGACACCATGTCTGCGAAGGGCGCGCATCTAGGCCGCCTTCCGGAGGGTGCGAGTCAGCGCGTGGTGCTGCCGCGCGTCGTTCACCGCTCGACGAATCGCCGGCCGGTGCGCGTCGACGACCCTCCACGCGCCGTGGTGCTCTTCGACGTGGCCGAGCGAGCGAAGCTGGATGAGCAGCGCCCGCGTCGCGGGGTCGTTGCCCGCGGCGGCGAGCTCCGCGACGAGCTGCGGGCGCGAGGCGACGAGCAGCTTGTGGAGCAGGTCGGCGGCGGGGGCGGTGATCACGGCGATCCCTCCGCGGGAGCGGCCAGTGCCTCGAGGTCGGCGAGGTCGTCCGGGTCGAGCCACTTCGTGGCTGCGAGGATGGCCTTGTCCGGCAGCTCGAGCCGCTGGACCACCGACCGGGACCACGCCTCGATCTTGTGCGGCGAGGCTCCCGTCGGACGCTTTCGGCGACGGCCGCCTTCCGGAGCAGGGGTCCCCTTCTCCCACGCGTGGAGGATGGGTCCCTGCGTGCCGAGGATCTCGGCGAGGCCGTTCTGGGTGAGGCCCATCGCCTCGCGCAGGGCCAACAGGTGTTCTTTGGGACCCAGGGCGTCTGCGTCGAGCAGACGCTTGCGGGCCGCGTCTTGGGCGGGCGGTTGCGGAGGGAGAGCCATCAATCCCTATTCCTAGCACGTGATAGTAACGCGTCAATAGCTCCGTGATAGCCCGGGATAGCAAACGCTCCGGTAGAGGTTGGATCCGTGGACGGAATCGACGAACGGACAGCGGTGAGCGACTACATCAAGGCGCGCCTCACCGAAGAGCAGCGCGAGAAGGGCCGCGGCTACCAGGCCGACGTCGCGCGTGCGACCGGCCTCTCGACCTCCTACATCGCCAACCTGATCAACCACTCCCACAAGGGGGTCGGCTTCGAGGCCGCGCCCGCCTTTGCCTCATTCTGGAACATGTCGCTGCCGCAGCTCATCGAGACCGCGAGCGCGCGCGCCAGGGCGCGTCCGGTCGTGGCGGCGGCCCCGCGCCACCCGAACCTGACGACGGCGATCGAATTCCTGCGCTCGAGGGACGGCCTCTCGGATCAGGTCGTGGAAGAGGCACGGGGGCTCGCTCGGCACGGCCGCGACTTCAGCGTCGGCACCTGGGTCGTGCTGCTGACGGACCTCGCGCAGATCCATCGTTCGGAGAGCTCAACCACAGGACGGCCGCGTGACCCTCGCTGACGGCGAATAGAAGGCCGCGGCGCCCGCCGCGCCCACGTCCCCGGGGGCGGTCGCCGTCAACCACGCCCAGGCGCTCGCGCCCGCTGGAGCTCCGCGCAGGACCCTCGCTCGCCGTTCCAGGCCCGCGGCAAGCGCTGGGCGATGCGAGCGCAGGAGGTCGGCGAGCTCCGCGAGTTCGCTCGCGACCGTGGCGGCGTTCGGCTCAGGTTGATTCCGGTGGGGCATCCGCGTTCTCCCTCTCATACGATGATGGCGGTATCCCGCCATGAGCGAAGCACCATTCCCCGTAGCTTCGCGGCTCGGTGGACACACTTCACGAGCTCGTCGCGCGACGGATCCGGCAAGAGGCGGGGCGGCAAAAGCTGCCCCTGACGCACCTCGCCGATCGAGCAGGCGTCGCCCGCACGCAGCTCTGGTCAGTGCTCCGCGGCGCTTCCTCGCCCACGCTGGAATGGCTGGGAAAAGTGGCGGCCGCCCTCGGTGTGGACGTCATCGAGCTCCTCCGTGATCTGCCGGAGCGGGCTGCGTTGCCCCGCACGCGGCGATAGTCGATCCACGCGAATACACAGCATCGTCCAAGAACCGTCAATTCCTTTGAGGAGGTTTTCCTGATGGGATGCTTTCCTTCCCGGGGAGAGGAAAAACTACTTGCGCGCGATACTATCATGCGATAGTGATAGGAAAGCCGGTGAGGGACGCCGGCAGGGAGCGCACGATGGCGTTGAACAAGCGAGAGCAGCACCTCCTGGCCACGGTCTACGTCGCGTTCACCGCGTTCTCGGGCAGCGACGTTCGGCGCGCCGAGGATCTCGAAGGCGTCGCGGACATCTCGCACCTGTCCGAGGAGGACATGGACCTCGGCGCGAAGCTCCTCGAAAGCGCGTCGAAGGCGGACGTCGAAGCGGCGCTCGCCTCCATCGAGGCCGACATCGCCAGCGTGTCGAGGCCGTCGTGAGCCGCGCCGCCGACGCCCAGATCGACGCGTCCCGCCGGCTGCTCGCGGACGCCGCCGAGCGCCTCCCAGGGACGCGCGTCGCCACGCAGGATCGCCTCTACGCCGGGCACACGCTCCTCGCCGAGCGCCTCGGGGGCAACGTCGGGACGACCGACGTGCGCGAGCCCGTGGGGACCACGACGCGGGTCCTGCTCCACGGAGTGACCGTCTACCCGTCCGACGGCGTCGAGGCCCTCGTGGCGGCCATCTCGCGGGCGCAGGCCGTCGGCGCGCGCGCCTCGGAGGTCCGCCATGCTGCGTGAACGCCCCGCGTTGCTGCCGGCCCTCCCCGGGAAGCCGGAGCCGGAATTCGAGGTCTACCGCTTCGACGAAGAGCGGGGCGAGAGCGTGTGGATGATCGCGTGGGCGTCGGAGCTGACCGAGGCGGAGATCGCCGACCTGAGCGACGAAGAGCGCGACCTCGTGCAGGCCAGTCGCGCAGTGGACGACCCCGCTGTCGGCGCCGTGCACAACGGCGAGCCCCGACTGGAGACCTTGGTGGAGTGTTTGGCCGCGACCGCGGCGGAGTGAGGGATTGACATGGATCTCAAGGCGACCACGAAGACCTACATTGTCGTTAGCGACAACGATCTGGACGCGTTCATCCAGCACCACACCGGTCGCAAGGGATACCACTGCGTCCCTTGCCAAGAGTGGAGTACCGGCAGCAAGCACACGTTCCACGTGGACGGCAAAATCTCGGACGGCGACAGGCGCGACTACGAAGCGTTCAAGGCCGGTCGCCACCGCGGCGAGTGGCTCCTTCAATACATCCTCGACGCTCTCTGCGAGGACGGGAACCTCGCTCCCGGCGATTACCTCGTGACCGTGTCGTGGTGAAGGACATGGACCGACTGGCCCTCTCCCAGCGCCTCTTCGCCCTGTCCTCGTTCGTGCGGCTCTTGCCGGGCCGGATCGAGGATGCCTGTGACCGCGCGTCCCGCGCCATCGAGCGCCTCGGCTCTCGTGTCCGCGGGTGCAAGTGCAATCAGGACGACCCCGAGGCCTGCACGGCGGGGGACCACGGGTGGTGCCTGTGCCCCTGCCACGACCGGGAGATCACAACGCGAACCATTGACGCGGAGATGAACTGACCATGACGACACCGACCATCCGCGAAGTTCTCCTTGGGGCGTACTCCGACGTCAGCCGCGCCACGTTCGCGCTTCAGCGCTGCGGCGTTGGCAGGGAGCACCTCAATCCGAACCAGGCCCCGGCGCAGTTCTGGACCGGAGCGTTCGACCTCGTGGACAAGCTCGGTCTGCTCCCGCGCCTCGTGGAGCTTGCGCTGGCGGACAAGAGCATCGCCGCGTTCCACGGACAGCTTCGGGCTGCCTACGCGGCGCACGAAGAAGCGCACCGCGCCGGCGCCGCCGACCCCCGCGGCGCGAAGGGCGAGCCCAGCGACGACATGGCCGTCGCGCGGCGCATGCCAACGGCAGCGCTCGTCGCGGTGCTCGCGGAGCGTGGGGCGCCCGGCGATGTCACCGCCGAGGATCTGGAAGCGGCGCAAGGGCTCCAAGACCAGGAAAGCGTCAGTGCGTTCATGGCGGCGTGGCAGGCGCGCCACGGGCGCACAAGCACGATGAACGTCTGCGGAAACCCGCAAAGCGCGTGGGAATTCTACGCGGCAATGCAGACGATCGTTCCGCGGCTTGCCCGCGAGGTCGTGATCCTCCGCGCCCTCGCAGCCCACGTGCTGCCCTGTGGGCACGGGCTCGACGACATCGTGCACGGCGGCCCCGACCTCAATGGCCTGCCCGCGATCGCGCAGTGTGGCCAGTGCCTCGCGAACCGGCAAGCGGCCAAGGCGGCCCTGCCGCGCACACCGGAGACGGTGCTGCGAGCGATGCTCAAGGCGTACGACGCGCAGGCCGAGCGAGTGACAGTTGCCTGTTACCGCGTGATGGGTCCAACCGTGGACATTGAAGAAGGTTCGCGTGTGGCGGTAGCACAACGGGCAGCTTCCGACGCGTGCTTTTTGCTCTATGCTGTTCTCGCCGAGAAGGACATCTCGGGGCTCGTGTCCGCCGGGTTGGTTTCGGCTGCCGTCATGGCCGACTACGCCGCTCGCCTCGCCGGCACTCGCCCGCTCGACGCGCCCCCGATGGAGGCCCCGTGATCTTCGAGGACATCCCCGTCCCGCTGCCCTGCGGCCGCGACACCCGCGCAGGCGACCCCTGCCGCCTCGACGCTCACCACCCGGGGGCGTGCTGCTCGCGCTGCGTGGGGGTCTGCACGTGCCTGACCGCGGGGCAGGCAGCGGTGGTGATGCTTGCCACCTTCGC